GTGCGTGTGTGGTACGTGGACATGCCCACATGTGCCCATATGCCCGTATGTGTATGCAAACGCACGAGTTACGCGTACGTGTGTGTGTGATGTGCGCTATGTGCGCGTGTATACGCGTGATGTGCGCGATTAGCGTGTGCGCGCGTGACGGGGGTAGGTGCGATTTATTGCGCGCGTGGATTTCCGCACGTAGGCGTTATATCCTCTATCCCTAAAAATATGAAAATAAACAACTTAGCACGACACACAACGACTTGCATGACACACAACAAAAAATAAAATTAAAAAATAATTATAATAATTTGACATTTAACAGCAAACGCTGCTATACTATGTTATAGACAGCATCACACACGGGTGAATGCCTGGAATCAGCACCGGAACTCCACTAGCTCATAGAATTATACGGATTTACTAATTATTTTGTCTATAAATAACCCCCCACAAACCCCTACTAAACCCCTACAAAACCCCTGTAGCCTCCAGTTCTGTGAAAATGGTCACTGTTGGACTCCGCAATTAGCGATTCCCCACTGTCAAAGCTGCCAAAACCCACTTGTCGCACTAAAAATGGTCAATTGCCCGGTCTGTAATGAGCCAGTAGTTCGCACTCAGTTGCGTATTGATCACCTAGGCGGCGCACATCCCATCACAAAAACCTGTAAACAGGAATTTCACGTAGGACCGGAGTACATACTTGTCGAAATCAACCACAAACACAACACCTGGATCACCCAAGGGACGACTAAAACCGATTCCACAACCCAAACCGTCCAAACAGGCGTTCAAAGACTGGAAGTCTCAAATATCGAGTCGCCGTCCGGAGATAGTAATGGTGAGCTGGATGGACGCGTGCGCGAGGTTTAACCCTAACTTTAACGTAATTAACCCTAACTGGTCTGAGGGTAGTCAGTTTGGCATCGTAAATCAGACACTGGGCTGGTTAATGTCAACAAATGAGAAGTGGACTATTATAGCGGGTGAGTTAGACGAGAATGGGTATCCTAGAGGTATTACCGAGGTCCCCACCAGTATAGTGCTGGAAATCGAGATACTGCGGAGTAAGACTAAATAATAATGGCACAACTTAAAAAGCGTATGGTGATTCTAACTATAGACACTATAGGCGAGTTACTTAAGGATTACATTGGCGCTAGTAATGTGCCCACTGATGCGGTTGCACAGCGTCTACTGATCAATCCCCGTGAGAACGGTAAGTTGGCGCTAGAGATCGCGTCACCTAATATCAAGGCTGATGCTAAGCCTATCTACGTGAATTTTGATATAAAGAGAATTTATAATGTTAGTTAATATTAAAAAGCTACATCCTGATGCAGTTATTCCTAAGTACGCGCATGGCGCTAATGAAGACGCGGGTATGGATCTGGTGGCGGTTGAGGATATGTATTTGCCTCCATTTACGCCTCACGCGGTACCGACGGGCCTCAGCATCGAGCTACCTCCCGGATACGAAGCACAAGTACGGTCGAGGTCTGGACTAGCGTTTAAACACAATGTAGTAGTGGCTAACGCTCCTGGAACTATTGATCCTGGGTATCGGGGTGAGATTAAGGTTATCCTAGTTAATAACACCTATGAGAATATCTATCGTGTTAGTAAGGGTGATCGTATAGCGCAGTTGGTTATTGCTAAGTATGAGGCGGTAGATTTTGTTGAGAATGAACTGTGTGACTCGCAACGCGGCGACGGTGGGTTTGGGAGTACAGGTAAGTAATGCTCAACCGTCAGTTGATTATTTTTGATGGTGATTCGCTACTACGGTTACTGACCAGCTATTACGACGGGGAGGTGCCGCTAGACGCTAAGCTGCTGACAGTAGGCACTAGCCAGTTCTTACAGCGGTGGGTAGGGCTTATGGTTGAGAGTGCCCAGTGGGGTGATGGGGATGACATTGGAGACGGTAAGTCTGGTATGCACCCATTACAGCTACGTTATGAGGGCAAGCGTAATATGTCGTGGAGCAAGAAAGACGGCGATGATATTAAGTGGGGTATTGAGGGTGAGGATTTTGAGGTTCCGCGATAATGCTTACTAGACTGTGTGTAATAGGAGATGCTTTTCAAGATGTATGGCTTACTGCCCGAGCTACCCGCCGTAGCGCAGAGGCTAATATTGATATCTATGATGTTACTACTAAACGTGTACAACCCGGTGGCGCTCACAATGTTGTTAGGGCTATATCTCTGCTTGACCCTGATACTGTAATCCTTAAGTGGTTTACTGGTAGCGATTTTGAAATGCCCATCAAGACACGCATAGTTGTGAATGGGCAGCAGGTTTGTCGGTTTGATATGCACGATCAGTGTTTCAAGTTCAAGATTCCAGATCCTAGCTATATCAAGGACAAAGTAGTTGTTATTAGTGATTACAATAAAGGTAGTATAGACAATGGGCAGACCGAAAAAATCGTCGCCGCCAACCCAAGCGTTATCTGGGTCAACTCAAAGCTTCCAGAATCCAATCTCGAATGTCTGGATATGGCGGGGCAAAGCGGATCGAGAGTCGCTACGGACGTTAGATGGACCTGCAACGAAGACGAGTACAAAGCCAGTAAAGACTTCTACGATAGACAAAGCTGTGTCTACATCACCAAAGGTGCCAACGGTATTGAAAAGAGGACGCGGACGCCCAAAGAAAACGGCAGTATGATGTCGGATAACCTGTTTATTACTAGTCATCCCTCAATTGCCAAACATGTAACTAGCGTATGCGGCGCAGGGGATGTAGTGATTGCGGCATTGGCTGTGTGCCCCTCGGATAGATTTGATGAGCTTAAGTGGGCCATGTGTGCGGCAGCAGAGGCGGTAGAGAAACCCTTTACTGGTGGCGCAGAGCGTACTGAGGTTATGAAACGATATTATGATAATTGTCGATAAGTTGTGGGGCCGCGAAGAATGGCTGGTTAATGATACTTATTGTGTCAAACGTATGCTAATTAATGAAGGCTATCAGTGTAGTCTGCATTACCATGAAGTGAAAGATGAGACGTTTTATGTTGTCAATGGAACTATTATGCTCAACGTGGACGGTGTTATGCATCGTCTTGAGGCAGGTGATTACCGACGTATTAAGCCTGGGTCGTTACATCGCTTCCACGCAACTGGTGGCCCGGCTGTATTTATTGAGTGCTCAACCCATCATGATGATGAGGATGTTGTTCGGTTAGAAGATAGTCGATCAATACTTTAATGTCTGAATATATTGAAATTACAGAATCGCTAATGGGGGAGGTTGCCCGACTTGCCCCTGGTGAGCGGCGTAAGGTGCTGAAGATTCTTGGTAAGCAGGAGTATGATCGCTGTGCCGACGACTTACACTACTTCCTGGATTCTAGTCAGCACCTTGTACCGTATGTCTATACTAAAGACGAGAAACCGTTGTATGAATGCAATATGTGCGCGGAGAAAGGGGAACATAACCCCCACATGTTTCACCGTCTGAAGGATCATCTTGAGATTCGGCATAACATCAAGGAAACTAATAACAAAATAATACGCGCCCACTTTACTGAGATACCTACAGTTAGACCGTTTCCTTATTATTTACCGTATATTAAACCTATTGCAGAGACTTGGTTGAATGAACAAATAGTTCTTATACCTAAATCACGGGATATGGTAGCGACCTGGCAAGTAATTGCTTATTATACGTGGGATACTTATTTTCATAGAAGTAGGCAGAACTTTTTTCAAAGTGAAAAATCGGGTAAAGCTAAAGCTTTAGTACGAAGGGCTGAGTTTATTTTAAAACAAATGCCACGATTTTTGCAATTACATAAGTTTACTTATGGAGTTGGTGAGGCTAACAGTGGTCAATTAATGATCCACGGTATTGAGAGTGAAATTATCGGGCTGCCGCAAGGGCCAGATCAGATAAGAATGTACCATCCCTCAGGAATTTTTTCCGACGAGAGCGCATTTCAGGCTCAGGCGGGTGAAACATTTGCTGCTATTAAACCAGCTATTCAAAATGGCGGACGTATGACTATGGTTAGTTCAGCTAACCCTGGATTTTTCCAGCTCTGCGTTGAGGACAGAACATCCGAGGAGTAAATGTAACTACCTACATGCAATAGTGGATGAAGTAACTAAAAGATGTTATACTATATGTATGGCAATTATAAAAGAATCAAGAAATAAAATATTCGATACAGAATTAAATAGATATATAACCTATAGAGGGGACCGTAAGCATCCATATTTTCAAAATATGATTTATGAATGCAATAAAAAGCGTTACGATAAATTAAAAAGTAACCGCTTGTGTAAAGAATGTATGCAGCCTCTACCTAAAAATCAAACTACACGTTGCGATGTTTGTAATCGTAAGTCGGCTGTTAGGTCAACAGCTAGACGTTTTGAATATAAACTAAAAGCATTTGAATATTATGGTGGAGTTAAATGCCAATGTTGTGGAATAGAAAATCCGGTGTTCTTAACGATAGATCACGTTAATAACGATGGCAACATACATCGAAAGAGTGATTGGATGGCGCGTAATAACATATATCAATGGTTACACAAACACAAGTATCCCGAAGGTTTCCAAGTTTTATGTTGGAACTGTAATATGGGTAAGCAAATTAATGGCGGAGTATGCCCACATAATGAGTAAAGATATAATTAAAGCAGCGTGGCCGCGAGGTCGGCGTCAGCGTAACATGGCTAACTGGTTATGGCTGCGTGAGCGTAATACGATTATGGATGAGGTTACGTGGCTGAGGATTGAGGATATGATAGGGGTGGATCTGCCGCAGCCTGTAGTGCTGGTAACAGGGGCGTTTGACCTGTTACATGCTCCTCATATGCGGTTGCTGTTTGCGGCTCGTGAGAAGGCTGGTTATAACGGTACCGTGATCGTGGCTATGAACAGTGACGAGAGTGTGCGACAGCGTAAGGGTGCGGGTCGTCCTATTATGTCGTTCGCAGAGCGTGCGGCTGTGATGAACTATATGCCAGTGGATTTTGTGATTGAGTTTACCGAGGAAGGTGATTTGAAGACATTAGCGGATATTGCTAAGGTGAATTGCCAGATCGCAGGGCCGGAATATTTTAACAAGGTTACTAGTGCGGCTGTGCCGGTTGTGTGTATCCGAGAGGGTGGCCCGCATACGACGGATATTATAGAGAGATGTCAAAGAAAAGTGAAGGGTAAATAGTATGGCACTAAGCTTTGAGAATATCAACCAGGACAGTTTAATTATTAAGGGGGATACCGAGGATACCCTGGTGTATAGTAAACGCGTCCAGGAGGCTGCTAGGGGCCTTGCTGAGGCATTAGATTATGATGGGCTGCATGAAGAAGCGGCTTATGTGTGGGAATACGTTAGTGAGGAGAGTTTTTAATGTGGATCGCGGATAATAAGCCCGTTAGTATGCCGTTGGAGATGATTAGCTGTAAGTGGGGATGGATGATGTGTCCGCCAGGGGATCAGTTCGTTACTGGCAGCTTGCGCCAGTGGGGTGTGTATAGCGAGACTGAAATTGAACTGCTTAAGCGATTAGCTAATCGTAAGCGGGTGCTGGTGATTGGTGGGAACATTGGTGCGCTTGCTGCTCCTGTAGGGCAGGTGGCAGAGTATATTGAGGTTTATGAGCCGCAGCCTGTGATTGCTAAGGTGCTGGAGGCTAATATGGCGCTAGCAGGTAATGTTCACTATCAAGTCCATAATGCTGCTGTAGGGGCGGAGGAAGGCGAGATCCAGGTTCCGATTGTGAAGTTTGACGCTGACTGCAATATGGGGCGTATTGGCAAGGAGAACTGGGGTAAAGGGCAGGATGTGCCGATTGTTGATATCAATAATGTGCTGCACTTGAGGGGCTTTGATTTGATGGTGATTGACGCCGAAGGTATGGAGCTTGAGATACTTAAGGCTGTGCGTAAGGCTGAGAAGCTGCCTAGCTTGATGTGGGTGGAGTGTGACCGTGAGGATACGGGTAAAGAGCTGATTCAGTATATTACGGATTGTGGTTATGCTGCTTATTGGATGATCAATCCGTTGACGCCTAACAAGATGAATCCGTTTGAGGGACCGTGGCCTGGGCAATCCTCGTTCAACTTACTTTGTATTAAACAAGGGCAGACATATCCTTTCCATGATATACTGTGTCTACCTGCCAAACCTACTGATGTTATAGGTAGTACCGCAGCAGAGAATTTAATATGGAATGTACCGATCAATTAAAAATTTGCATTAAATGTAATACAGAAAAATTAAAAACTTATTTTAGGCAGCGTGGAGGTAATATATGTAAAGCTTGTCATAATTTAAATACGATTAAAAATAGGGATAAGAGACGTGCATTAGATCTCATAGAGTATAAGCGTAAAGCAAATGAAAAGTCTAAAGCATGGTGTAAAACTAAAGTTGGTCACCTATCTAGACGCAATACCAGATACAAAAGGTTATATGGTATAGATTATAATGAATTTTCTAGGTTAAGCGCCTTACAGAATCATATATGTCCTATATGTCTTACTCAACAAAAAGCACCAGATGATATGAATATAGTAAATGCGGGGCCGAATGGTTCTCTAGTAATAGATCATTGTCATAGTACTGGAATAATAAAAGGTTTGATTTGCCATAAATGCAACGCAGCCCTGGGATTATTCGGTGAGTCGCATGAAAATTTATTACGTGCCCATGAATATTTAAAGAAAGCTTTTAACTACTAGCTAGTTAGCTGGTAGAATCGTCGCTCTACGGTGGCCCACAGCTCAATAGAGCGTATGCCTGTGGCTAGCTTGTCGGTGTACGCATTCCAGGCCTTGACGAATCGGTTGAGTTTGTCGGGGTCTGCGGGTGCAGGGGAGTTTGCTAGTAGGGTTAGGGGTGAGAGTAGGATTAGTCTGCGAGTCATGAGTAGGTACGGTCGGCTAGCCTCCCTTAATTCTTATATACTATAGCTAGTATACTTACTTACTTACTTACTAGTAGTATAATATATTATTAACCCTGCGTTGGCATAGCATGTATGGCAGGCAACCCTTTTATAAATGTAACACGTTGTCAAGTGGTTTGTCAAGTAAAAATGAAAGATTTTACAATAATTTTACAATTGTAACGGAATTGAAACATTAAATGGCTCAAAAAGAGATGATTCATAGCCAAGAAGGCCTACGGATCTGGCGTAACGGCGGCAATAAAATGGTCGTGTGCGAACTTAGATTCGAGGCGGACCCTAATAAACGTAGTGCTGAATGGCTGGCTGAGTCTAAGCAAGGCATGTCGCCTGGGCGTTGGGCCAAAGAGTATAATATCGAATGGGATGCCTTAGACGGACAAAAAGTATTCCCTGAGATCATTACTTGCCGCCAGCAGATCGTAGTCTCACAAGAGGCGTTTACGTTCAATGCTAATACTAAATTCTGGGCAGGATATGATCATGGATTTAGAAACTCTGCTGCCTTCATTGTGTTTACCGAGGACGAGTCGGGTACTATCTATGCTGTATGGGAGCTTTATGAGCCATGCACAAACCTTTTAGAGTTTGTAGCCAAACTCAAGCAGTGCCCCTACTGGCCTAAGATTAAGTACATTGTAGCTGATCCTGCTTTATGGGATAAGCGTGGGTATAGCTCTGAAGGTATACCTATATCGCCATACGAGATGTTTTGTCAGTATGGGGTGCGAAACTTTATTAAAGGTAATCGGCACGTTGAACAAAGCTGGTTACTGTTAATGAAGGCATATTGGGGTAACAAGGACGATATACAGTTTAAAATTCTAGATAATTGTCAATGTCTGATTGAGGAGTTTGAAGGGGCCAGGTATCCTAACATGACTGAGATGATGGCTCAGAATAAAAATGTAGTCGAGACTATGGTTGATAAGAACAATCACGCCATGGATGCGACTAAGTATTGGATGACCATGCATCGCAAGTTACAGCAAAGAAACTTCAATTATCGTAAAATGGTTTATAGATGGAAGAACTAGGATAAATGCCAGATATAGCCGATACAATGATCCCTATTGAGGCAACTCCTCAAGCTGACTACTCACAAGCCCCTCAACAACAGCAGGTTAATCTTAATACACCTGCGGTAATTAGTTACGTCACTACATGGCGTAATCAGTTAAAGACAGCACGTCAACCTCAATATACCATGTGGAATGAGTGTTGGGCGTTATACAGAGGCGTGCAGGACTTTACTGATAAAGATGAGTGGCAGTCGCAGATTAGTTTGCCAAAGCCTTGGGCTGTCGTTAAACAGGCTACATCCACCATTAAACGGCTGCTAACGAGTAATAATAAGCCATGGGCACTAGAACCCTATAACCCTGATGATCTTGTAGCGCAGACGCGATGCGAGAAGATGACCCGTCTAAACAAGGTGTTTCTTGACAAGGCTGACTTTATCCCGGCGTTTGCTGAGGGATTAGAGTGCGGGTTTATTATGGGACTAGGCGTGTGGAAGCTCTGGTGGGGTCTGACGCCACGAATGTCCACTAGGGTAGAGACAGTACCTATGCCGATGCAAGGCGCTGCTGAGGGCGCTCCTGGCTATCCAGGGATGCAGCAAAAGCAAGTTGTGCAGGAAGAGTCATTAGAGGGTAGGCTTTTTGTCAAGGCTGTCGATCCCTATAAGTTTTTTTGGCTACCCGGTAGTAAGCTGAATCAGTGGGTTGGGACTATTGAAGATATTGAAATTCCTAAATGGAAGCTGATGGAATTAGGTGACGCAGGTGTGTTTGACCCGGCGGTTGTTGCTACGCTACAGCCTATGAAGCTGGACGAGCAGGAACGCCAGAACACCTTGAGATTTAACGAGCGGGCTACTGTATTAGGTGGACCGTCTGCTGAGACTGGTATGGTCAAGTTGACCGAGTTCTATGGCCCGATTGTGCTTGACGGTAAGCTGGTTGAGCGTAATGGGCACGTAATTATTGGTAATGACAATGTTGTATTACTAGCACAACCCAATAAATTTTGGCATAAAAAGCCGCCCTACGTGGCTTATACGCCGCTTGCGGTGCCGTTCCGTACTGAAGGTGTGGGTTTGATCGAGATGACTCGGGCTATTAACAAAGCTATGAGTCGGCTGGCTAATATGTCAGTTGATACGCTGGCGTACCGACTAATGCCGCTTATGGAAGTGGTTGTGGACGCTTATGAGAACCCTGAAGATTTAGAGACTGGTATCATTCCAGGTAAGATGCTACGCCGGAATATGTCGTATCCTAGCCAATCGCAGGGTATTGTGCCTATTCAGTTTGAGGACATTAGCCAGGGTAGTATTGCTGTGGCAGCTCAGTTAGATCGAGCGGCCCAGGAAGGTGCTCTTGTCAGTGAAATCCAACAGGCGCTACCGCGCTTTCGTGGTGTGCAGTCTGCTACTGAGATCGAGACTAAGCAGCAAAATCAGGATACATTCTTTGGTGCGATGGCGTCTGACATTGAAGAGTCGGCTATTAAGCCGATGGTCGAGATGGCTAACGATCTTATCTTCCAGTTTATTGATACAGCTACTGATCCTCGTGTAGCAGGTATTCTAGGGGTAGATGCTGCTGTATTGCAGGGTATTCCTAAAGAAGAACTGATTGAGATGATTGCAGGTGATTACAGCATTAAGGTCACTGGTATTACGGATCAGCTACAAAAGGCTGAGATGTTGCAAAATCTTGTACAGTTCATGAACATTATTGGGCAGAACGCTGAGGCGTGGATGCCTTATCTGAATAGCGATGCGCTACTACGACGGATCATGGAATCGTTCCGTCCTGCTATTAGAGATATTGAACAGATTATCGCTGACCCGCAAACGGTTGAAGCTAATAAGATGGCGTATCAGCAACAGACTATGATGCCGCAGGTTGTTGGAATGGCTCCGCAGTTGATGCAGCAGCAGCAACAAGCTCAGCAACAAGATCAGCAGAGCCAGATGGAACAAATGAGAATGATGATGGACATGATTATGCAAGATCGTGAACATCAACTTAAAGAAAAAGAGATAGCCGCACGGCCTAAAGGACCAAGTAATTAATATGTGGAAAAAGATATTAGCCTCACTAGGCATCGGTAGTTTAGTTATGTTGATGGCTCAATTGCCTGTTAAACCTGTAGATGGTAACGGTAATGAGCAGATGTTAGGAGCGGCAGGTAAGCGGGTTATATACCAGCTACAGGCTGTTCCAGCCTCGTCTACAGTCGTTGTAAGCAGCTCTATTAAGGTTGTGACGTTGTTCTGTAATAACACGACTGGTGGGGCTGTAACGCTGACTATTACCGATAATCAATCGTCTCCGTATACTTATTACCCTGCGGTTAGCGTGGCAGCTAACTCGGTTAATATGCTGGTAGCACAGTCCGGTTTAAGCTTTACAAGCGGTATTAAGTGGTCAGCTAGTTCGGGGAGTTCTATTTACTGCCAGATAGAAGGTGTTCAGTAATGTTTAAATATTTAGCGCTTAGCTTTCTGAGCTTAGTTAGTTTTGCTCAAATTACTACACTACCACCTGCTGCTAGTTCTGGTGGTGGTAGTGCTACGCGTGGGTATGGGTTGACAGGTGCAGGTGATGTCTTTGACGTTAATACTGCCATCATTCAATCAAATGACGCAGCTATTGCAGGTTCTGCTACTTATTGTCGTTCAACTACTGGCAGTGCTACAATGACATGTGCTCTTCCTGTAAAATCTGCTACTGCCTACACGACCGGCATGTGTCTGTCGCTCAACGCGGACTTCGCCAACGTCACCACGGCCACGCTTGACGTGGATGCGCTGGGGGTGAAGTCGGTGCTCAATCGCTCTGGCGCGGCACTGGCGGCGGGGGATATCCCGCTAAACAAGCCTGTCGGCATCTGCTATGACGGGATGCAGTGGATTGTGCAGGGCGGGCAAGGGACTGTCTATACGCTAATCTCTACGAGCGGCCCAGTATCTGACCCAGGAGGGCCGAGTACGTTTCAATACAACAACGCGGCTGGCGCTCTTACCTTTAACGCTCCGGCAGGCGTTGCTGGCTACCAACGCTGCTACCGCAACTCCACCACTCGGACTGGAGTAATCACTATCCAGATGGCCGCGAGCAATACCGTGGACGTAGACGGATCAAACGGAACATCGGCGGGAACGCTTGTTTCTGGTGGCGCGTTGGGAGACGCGGTTTGTATTGTTTCCGACGCCACGAACCACTGGTATGCCTATATACAGAAGGGCACATGGACAAACAACTGAATAGATGGGCAGTATTTTTACTTGCATCGCTATCGGCTGGGGCGCAAGTTCTTTCGCCTATTATATCCAGCGGGAACGGGTATACCCCCTCTGTTTATTACCGATCTGGAGTAGGATTATTTCAATCCGACGCCTGTACCACGGCTGCATCCGCGAATAATGATCCAGTTGGGTGTTGGCAGGATCAGAATGGCTTAAAAAATTTAGTGCAGGCCACTGGCGGGAATAAGCCGCTTTTATCGACAGCAACTCCAGTGAGCGTGTCGTTTGATGGGTCAAGTGACAACTTAAAATATGCAGCCGGAATCTCCGATACCATTGGCTCGATCACAATCGCCTTCCAAACAGGCGCAACGGCATTCTCGGCGGCCCAAGCTCTATTCTCATCGGCTGACGAAGGATCGGCAAATAACTGGTTTGAAGTCGGGATATCAGCCGATGGCCGAATCTACATCGAGTCCAACGCCAGCGGCACAAAGCACACGGTCGTAGGGTCTACATACCTCTACAACTCGACCAACTACTTCCTGGTCATCGCCTACGACGGAACAGATTACTTCGCGCTATTAAACGGCGTCGAGCAGAACCCGCTCATCGTGACCAGCATTGGACCGTATGCGTGGTTTGGCAATGTCTCCGGGGCTGACAATCTTGTGATGGGCGGCACTGTGACATCTGCCGGTCTAGTTCGCCCATGCCAAGCCAAAATTATGGAGGTTGCGATTTACTCGCAGGACATCACGCAATGAAGACATTACTTTTCATCCTCTCGCTGTCGTGCTTCCCGGCTGCGTTCACATCGAAAGCGACGGGCAATTGGAGTTCTGGCGGGCAGACCACCTGGAATGAGGTTGGCATTCCTGGCAGCGGAGACACGGTAAGCATTGGGGCACATACGATAACGGTAGATGTGAACACCACGGTTGGCACTTCACCTAATGATGCGACGACCAAGGTAATCGACATCACGAGCGCTTCTGGAAAACTGATTGTAGGTACAGGCGTCACGCTAACCGTGCTCGGGAATCGCGGCTTGGTTAACGGAGCGACTATCCAGCAGGATGCGGGAAGCACGGTTACCTTTGACAACTCAGCTAGCGGAGGATCGCCGCAATACACCGATATAAACGGTGGGTTTACGAACTATCTATTTAATGGGACATCGGGTAACGTGACCACTATTCAGGCGATCTCCGGCCAGACGTTCAAATTCAATACTAATACCGATACTTTCACGGCAACGTATTTTGTGTTTCGCAGAACCGTTCCGACCGTGAATATATTCATAGGAAACTTATCTCTTTCGGATGGAATAATAGATGAAAGTGATGAGTTGCGATTGAGTACGACGGTTGGAACTGTTGATATTATTATCGACCGGGTTTCATTTACTAACGGGACTAATTCAACCCAAGACGTTAGGATCACCGCAGAGAATTACACTTCTGGAACTCGACGGATATACCGATGCAATATGGTGAATCCCTTGAATCTGTCTGCACTATCTTTTGTAGTGGATGAAAACTATCTAGGAAACGCTACTGCGTTTATAGCAGGGACCACATTCTCACATCCCCCAAGGCTGAACTTTATTCGCGGGGACGGGACAGCGAATGGCGGAGATGGAATGTCTTGGCCTGGATCGGCGTCAAGGAATTATTTCGTCATCGAAAACAGTAGCGGAAATCCGCATTTCATAGCGCCTACTGCCCTGCTCACCACCGATAATGTCATCGACCAAAACATCTTCGAGTCGCAAACGCCGGATTTAATCGACATAGGGGATGCGATTCTCTATAACGGCACAAATATGTCAGGCGGGCATAAAGTTACAAGCTCAAACAATATCGTTCTTCCATCTGCGGCGTCCGGAAATACTGCTTCTTCGGGAACGCTCACCACCCTTTTCAACGCTTCTGCTGCGACTAATACAGAATGGTTTAGGAATACAGGGAATGTAAACGCTAGTTCTGTTGGTGGGGTTGGCAATAGAGGTATGATTGCGTTTGCCGAAGGCGGATCTGGCTCGGCGGATCAAATATCTCAGCTAAAAAGCAACGTAGCCTGGGGATCTTCTTCTGGGCAGGGATATTTGGGGGAAAGGGTATCCGGCACTACCAAAGACATTATCACTGCGGCTAATGCTGATTACAACTGGCGCTATAATTCATCTACGGGTGATAACCAACGCGGCTATGAGGATAAAGTCGGAAGTGGTGATTTATGGACGGCTGGGAATGCTGTAGCAGCCGGGGTTGACGCTAATCAAGGAACATCCAATCCGCAATTCGTAGATTCTACTCGTAATTCAATCGCCTGGGTTGTAGCACGCGGGTACGGCTCGACGTTTGCGGATGTGAAGGCGGCGATTAAAGCTGATGTCACGCGCACGGCTGATTTAATCAACTACGTGTTCGAGGGATTCAAGGTTGCGAACTCGTCCATGCGGACTTCCGGCTATGACGGTGCGGCTGTTGGCGCGGCAAATTATGCGAAGCCCGGAAGGACGACCGCTACGGCATCGGCGCTAAAGACGGCGGCTGCTGCCCGGTACGGGGTGATCTTTTAATGATCTCCCGCCCATGCAGATCCGATCTTGATCTTGATTAAGGAAAATATGAAACGTCTACTCCTATTCCTCGCCTCCCTCCCGCTACTCGCCTTACAAAACGGGGATTTCAGCGGGAGCAACTACCTCAGCTTCACCGGGCCGTCGATCAACTTCACAGACTACCGCGTGGAGTTCCGCCTGTCCGGCTTCACCAGCGGCGGCACTCAGGGCATCTTTGGCAACAACGACAACGGCGGCCCGCACTGCCTACTTGTTAGCGGCGGGGTTACTCTTCGCTGCCGCGACTGGCAGGGGGCGGGCGATCACGTTAGTATTGATCTTACAGGCCGTACTGATGTTCGCGTGCGCTGGCAACGGGTCTACAGTACCGGCGTGCGTACTCTTGAAGTATGGAACAGTGATGGTACTGGATATACTACAGGTTCTATTACGAACGCCGTTGGTCCTCTGGCTTTCAATGCTACTCAATATGTTGGCGCATATTACGGTGCTGGTAGCCAATGTACATGTGACATAGGATTTGTGCGATGGTGGACTACTACAGTAGCACCAGCATCTTCAGCTCCACCGGATGCACTATTATTAGGATATGCTGATGTAGTTGATCTTGAACTTGAAGGTAATACTACAGATTCTAGCTCTAATGCTGTATCTATTACGACTACTGGTGGAGCGTTAAGCTATGCTACTACTACGTTGTATAATCCTGCGGCTATTATTACATATACTGGCGCTGCCCGTGCTGGCGCGACCTACGCCCTATCAGGTGCTACATCTAGCAACTTAACTACAGACCAGCCATTAACATACTTTTGGCAGACCCCTGGGTGGACTATAGCTGCGCCTACATTTAGCGCGCGTACATCATCTACTACAACTATTACCATTCCTACTACACAGACCGTTAATGTGCGTTTACGCGTCATTGATGGACTAGGCCAAACAGGTACAGAGGATATTACTTTAGGTGCTGTAGCGACTGATACTAATGCGGTTGTTATTCAATCTGATGCTACTATTGGCACAGTGTTGGGCGAGAACTTACGTTCAGGTGCATCACCATGGACATGGTTTGATACTAATGAGATGGCCGTAGCAGATGCCATAGCGGCTACTATACCAGAGTTCCAAGGTAATGCTACGCTTGCTGGTACACTGACGGTTACCAATGGAAGTGCAACTATTACTGGAAGCGGTACTAGTTTCGCCAGTCAATTCGCTTGTGATGGATCTGATAACATAGTTATTCATTATCCAATAGACGGAGGCGGTGGCGCATTAGGACGTCGTACATACGTCGTGATATCGTGCTCTGGCGCGGACATGACTATATATAATTCATCTGGCGGTGGTTATGATGCTAGCGCTACTGCATCAGGTGTATCATTTGGTAAAATTTCTAATGCCGATAATGGTAGTTGGGCTAATCAATCAAACAACTGGAACTATTATGATTCAGTAGCGGCCCTATACAGATTATATTACCGTACTGGTAATACCGATTATCGTACTCAAGCTAGGGCTTTGGCTGACCAATGGTGGGTGTATCCTATTGACGGGTGCAGAGCATGGGAGTACGGACAAGGTACTTGGCAGATCCCTCCACGCGTTATGTCTGTGATGGGTTTAATGCTACGTGCTAATGATGGGCGACCTGAAATATGGCCCCAATTGATGAATTGCGTTAGCGTGCCGTATACGAATCTGTTAGTTAATTATTATCCCTACCAGCCTAACGATGACCTAGGTGAAATACGTGAACAGGGCTATGTGTTCCTATTCACACAGCTTGCCGCTATAATGCATCCAGACGCCTCTACACGCGCGACATGGCAGACTAATGCTAATACTGCCCGTGATTATTTCCTAGCCAACCAGACCGCGTATGGCGGGTGGACATTCAGTTTAGGTGCTAACCAGAATTACTATGGTAGTGGGAACTTCCCTTGGCATGGATTCCCATTGATGCAAGCACTGCGGTTAAACTATGAGGCTACAGGCTCAACTACAGCTAAGGCTTCGTTAAAGTCTTATATTGATTATATTATAGCAGAAGGTTTGGACGCAACCAATGATGGTGGATATTATGAAGATACCTACTTTACATGGTGTCCAGATTACTCTGCTGAACGTACAGGCACTGTAATAGTTACTAATGGTAGTGCAGTGGTTAGGGGTTCTGGCACGCAGTTTCAATCGCAGTATGCTTGTAATGGTACAGATACTATTGCCATACAGGATAGCGGTGGGTTTAGACGTGGGTATACAGTTGCTAGTTGTGTCTCTCAGACGGCTATGACATTAGCTACTACTTATGCTGGACCTACAGAGGGTGGCTTACGTATATTAGTTTACAGTGGCACGGGAGTTACTCCTCCATCAGCTTGTCATAACAGCTATGGTACAGATGCTGCTAATGCTAGCGCTGCGCGTACATTACTTAATGCTCTGCATAGCTTCTTTGGGTGGGCATATAAAGAGTATGGTACAGCTAGTTACTTAACCATAGGAGATAGACTATTTGCCCAGAATCTAGGCTTAAATGGCCCAGGTAATGATGGAGTAGTTGGTCAGTATGCCTCGGTTGTTAGTGGTGGCACAGCTCCTCAATACTTAGCCAATACATATCTTGGTAAAGAGTTTGCATCCGTCGGCGGGGCGGGTGGTTCGCAAAGCTATCTAGCCTTACGTCTAGGTGGGGTAACTCCACTAGCTACTGTTAATCTTACCTTTAAGGCTAGACGTGCTGATGTCCTTAATGCTACTAAATTCCGTATAACCGTGACTGTACCATCTGGTACTACATACACTAATACATGCTCTGCTGATACCTGTATTGTTAGCAATATAGATAGACGCCAGGGTAATGGCTTAGCTAAGTATGAGTTCCTATCTAGCGGCGATGCGGTGTTAGCTATCAGCAGCCCGCAACCTGTTACAATACAATAATGAACCCGACTAAATTAGTACAAGACGTGGCAGTGGCCGATGACCTGATTGATCTATTGGATCATATCGCATGGGAAAAGACGGTCGCTCCTGCGCTTGAAAAGTATAAGACCAGCTACCAAGCTCTATTAGTGCAGTCTGTCTTGGGTCAATCAGTTGTTGATTCGCAGACAGGTCAAGTCATTTCTAAGGAAATGCTAGCTGGTAGGATTGAAGGCATTAACTGGATTAATAAGTTTATCGTTAATGTACTGAAGCGCGGAGAGATGTCTAACCGTGAACTTAACCAATACGAATTGCGTTAAGAGCAATTAATTATAAGGAATGTTAAAGTAATATTATGCCAGATCCACAGACGCCCGAACAACAGACCGCACCAGCGGTTGTTGAGTCTACACCCACAGGTACGCAGCAAGAGCAAGATCGCGCTGCTATTTATTCTAAGTTATATGCCACACCAGAACCAGCGGTGCAAGAGGCGGTTACGGAGCCTGAAGTTCCTGTAGCCGAAACTCCTAGTACTCCTGTTGTTGAGACTCCTGATTATAACACATTGTTTGCCAACCAGCAAGCGATCATTGAAAATCTGCAAGCTCAGATAACTCAGTTACAACCTAAGCCTACTCCCGCACCAGTGGTTGATCCTACAGCTAGTAAGGCTGTTATGGAAGAGTGGGTCGGTTTTATGGCTGCGGGTGATTATGTTAAGGCTGAAGAGTTTTTGTTAGAGAAGTTAGGTCCTAAATTACAGCAACGTATGCAGCCGCAAATTGTACAACAGTCTGTAGAGGCAACTAACGCTGAGCGGGACATTACAAATTTTGTTAGCTCTTTTGAAGAGACTAACGCCGATCTTATGCCCTTCAAGGATTACGTGGTCCTAGGTGCAGAACGTCGTTTAAATATCGCCCAAAACGAAGGTAAGATTAAATCTACTGCTGACTTCGTTCGAGAGTATAAATTAGCGGTTACTGAAGAAGCGAACACATTGCGAAAACAATTCCAGCTATCTCGCGCTGCTGGTAAACAAGAGGCTTTAGTCACTCATCGAGAAGTGCTAAGTGCCACTACACTGGAACCAAACGGTATTACTCAACAGCCAGCTCAACCTAAGAGCGGCGCGATAGCTTCTAGCCCGCTAGACTACATCGCACAGCGGCGAGAACGTATGGCTGGTTACCAGGGTATGAGATCAAATTAAGGAAATAATTTATGCCACAGCAAGTTTATAGTGTTAGTACACTGGGCGGAAACCATTCGGTTCCGTACCTAACTGACCGGCTGCGGTCGATCTCGCAACCAATGTTTCGTTTGCGTCAGTTTTGTGATGTGAAGGAAGCTATTGGTAAAAAGCGAGGCGATACGTGGTTGTTTGATAAGTCTGGCAATGTTGCGACCCAAGGCGGTACGCTAGTTGAAACGCAGACAATCCCCGAGACGCAGTTCATTACCAACCAAGGTACTGGGACGATTACTGAATACGGTAACTCAGTTCCGTGGACTGGTAAGCTGGACGCGTTAGGCCAATTCCAACTGGAGCCTGTCATCGAGCAAAAGCTTCGTGACGACATGGTGAAGGTTATGGAGTCTGCGGCTGCTTCGCAATTTACACAAACTCAGTTTGTGGCGGTTAGTGTGGCGACGAATAGTGTTGCGATTACGACTAACGGTACGGCGACGGCTACGGCTACTGCTGACGGTTCGGCTCAGAATACGCGCTCTATCGTTGACTTTATGAAGAAGAAGCTGATCCCTCGATTCGATGGACGTAATTATATTTGCGTCGCGTCAGTTAGCTACCTATCAGGGTTGCATAGCGACACTGGTACTGGTGGGTGGGTCGATATCAGCAAGTATACGGATACGTATGCTGGTAACATCTTCCGTGGTGAGGTTGGGGAGTTTTATATGACCCGCTTCGTTGAGGAAACTGGTTACCTGTCTAACGTGATCGGTAACGGTTCTACTCACGGTCAAGCGGTGTTTTTCGGCTCGGACAATGTTTATGAAGCAGTTTCGATCCCTGAGGAAATTCGTGTTAAGACTAGTATGGACTACGGACGTGATATGGGTCTAGCGTGGTACGCCTTGCTAGGCTGGAAGATCGTTTGGGATTATGCTGTTGATAACGAGCAACATATTGTTTTCGTGACGAGCGCCTAATAGGAGATAATATGAGTTACACAGATGGAAAATACTACGCACGTCCTTTAATTCTAGTTGGTGATAATCGTTCGTTTGGTACGGCTACGGCCTCCGGTGCGGCTGGTTTCACACTGTCTACGATTACTGAACTACCTAAGTTCACACGTCGGACGCAGATTAACTATGTTCGTGTCAAAGTTCGTACCGCCCCTAATGCAGGGGCTACTGGACTGATTGCTCGGTTTATGAATGGTACTACGACCCACGGTACGCTTGTACTGACGACAGCTACGGCTGGTCAGTCACTTGACTTTACCGTTACTGGTGCTGCTTCTAACTCGAACATTTTTGCGGCTGAGTCTCAACCTACGATTAATCTTGTAGGTACATCAACAGCCAGTGGCGGTACGGCAGGAGCTTACGATATCTTCTTAGAAGAGCGTGAGCTGTACGACGTGTCTACACCAACCTAAAACTAACAACGGAGTGGCCTCTGCTTAGCACGCCACTCTTCTACTCTTTGCGACCCGACAAGGATCTATAATGGCTACACAAAAGACTATTGAAAAAAAGACATTGACTAACTGGCAAGCTTTTATTGATGCAGGACTGGTTCCTGTTGAGATTAGCTGTGATGGGTACTGGCCCATCCATCCTACTAACTTAGGTTGCCACAGTAAGCTGGTTCCTACAGCAGCTAATATGATTGCTCACATGAATGCTGAGCACGGTGGGGGCTTCTTTCTTAAGCTACGCCGGACTGATGGTACAAAGCCCTGGGCTGGTTGGCAAGAACTAGCTGATGCAGGTATTGAGGCAGTTGACTTTCGATGCGCGGTATGTAATAATGAGATAGCACTAGATCCGCGGCACATTTTGCAACACATGGTTCCACATAAGAATGGTAACCGTCGTTCGCAAGAGGGCCGTATCTTCTGGCTAACGATTTCAGACAAACCTATCGAATATGAATTTAAAGACTAATACGCTTCCGAAGTGGGTTCGTTTTCGGGCAGCGGCCTATCTTCGTGGTAAGGGACTCTCTATGGGGGTCCCTTCACTTATTGATGGCCCATTATTTCCTATACTAGCCCATGAGGGCACAGCGTTTAATATCAACATGTCTGAGGCTACACAGTCTCACGTAGTTGGTAATGACTTAAGTATCTTTACTAACAACAGCTTTGATAATGTAGTGACTAAGGCCGATAACCCTAGCATACTTGATCTTATCACTAAGCTTAAAATTGGTGGACACTTAATTACTATAGGTGAGTATCGGCCTAAAGGTAGCTGGCAGACTAAGGAAAACATCTATATAGACGGCACTATGTTGCAGGTCTATAAGAAGCTATACGGTAAGTCTGATATCGTACTGGATATTAAAGTCCCCACTGCGGGAACTAAGCGGGCTTGTATAGTACGGTATGGGGCTATCGGTGATGCCTTACAGCTAACACCAATCATACATCAGCTTCACGATGATGGTTATCATGTCACATTAAATATATCGCCTTATACGGAGGCTGTATACCGCAACAATCCATATGTCAATAACATCATATGTCAAGAGCGTAATGTTATCCCTAATCCAGACCTAGGTGAGTACTGGGACTGTTGGCGTAAAGAGTATGATCTCTACATTAACCTAAGCGAATCCATTGAGGGTAAGCTACTAAAGGTCGAGGGACGTAATGACTTTCACACCCCATCTGCTTGGAGACGTGCTAATTGTAACATTAATTACCATGACCAGCATATGCAACTGGCTAATCTTCCACACTCTAAGTATGTACTGCCGGAACTATACTTTAGCCGCGACGAGATCAAAGACATAGAGTATGAGATCAGACCTATCAAGGATAAGTTCAAGGTCGTATGGGCACTAAAGGGTAGTAGCCACCATAAGCAATACCCATTCTTTAATGAGGTTGCTAAGGTCTGGTTGGATAAACATCCTGATTCTTATATACTAAGTGTAGGTGGACATGAGAGTATACCATTACAGATTAGTCATGACAGGGTGGTACCACTGGCAGGGCAATGGGATATACGCAAATCGTTTGCCTTGGTTAGTAAAGCTGACCTAGTTATCGGCCCTGAGTCTGCTATTGTCAATGGCGCTAGCTGCTTTGACGTGCCTAAGATATGTCTGCTGTCGCATAGCAGTAAGGATAATCTTACACGTTACTGGACTAATAACTACAGCTTAACTCCTGATACTGAGGTAGCCCCGTGCTATCCATGTCACCAGCTACACTATTCATTAGAGAGCTGTCCGTTAGTTGAGTTAGAGATCGATGATCGTAAGCTAACTAATCTACCCCGTTGTACAACCGCCATCAATCCTGATGTGCTATATAATGCAATGGAGACTGTGTATAGCAAGTGGCTTAAACTCTAAAATCATACATACTTGATATAATAATGTCATGGCGTTTAACGACCACTGGACATTATCTGAGTTACGTACCAGCGCCCGTAGGGTCCTCGCCGATCCTAACGGGCGTTTCTGGTCTGACGTTGAATTAAACAACTACATTAACGAGTGGCAGTGTAATCTACAGGATCAGTTTGAGTTTACCTGGAACACGGCTACCATAACCAGTAGTTTATCTACCCATACTATTAGCAACATTGCTACTGATATAATGCGGTTAGATGCTGTGTATTGGAATGAGTATCGCCTTAACGGGCGAACTAAACAGAATCTTGAAGACATTGTGCGTGAATGGAGAGCGGCACTAGCAGGTAGTTCTAAACCTCGTGCTGTATACCAGAACGATCCACGTACCTTTAGTCTGTGGCCGCCTCCTGGTACAGCGGGTACCCTTATATTAGAGTATCCTATCGAGCCTATATTCAATCATGACACGGATGTTATGCACATCCCCGCATGGACACGTTATAATTGTAAAGACTATGTAGCATTTAAAGCCTACCTACGGGAAGGTCCTGCCAATAGTCCGGTCAAGGCTATGCGTTATAAGCAACGCTGGCAAGCTGGTGTTAAGCGTATACGTACAATTTGGGATAACTACTTCCCAGGTAAAGCATTACGTCTACAACCAGCTAGTAGTTACGAGTACGATATTATATTAGCCAGAGGTTCTACTGACGGCGCAAGGACTGATGACATGGCTTTATTCTTTGATGAAACGCCTACAGGTGCTGTTAATGGAGTCAACGTCACCTTCACCATGAGCGTGGCTCCTACCGAGCTTATACTAACCCTTAATGGGCTGACTATGACTGAGGGTATTGATTATACCTATAGCGGTTATACTATTACGATGATTACTGTACCACTGACGGGCGATATTATACGCGCCTATATTTACAGAGGCTAATGATGGCAACTCAGATTGATTACAATACACAGATAAAGAATACACCAACACTACCTGAGATCCCTGCCGTAGTTGCGTCTGACTACGAATGGTCCTTTACTCCTCCAACTAATCTTACACTAGTCGCAGGGGTGGAGTCAACTGCTACTTTCACGGCTTTGCCAGCAGGATTAACTGAGGCGACTAGTCCCAATAAGCATTATGTTGGTGTTGATGTTGCTGGAGGTCATGGTTCTTATTTAATTACTGCCGTCAGTGACGCGGCTAAGACTATTAAGTTTACCCCCGACCAATCCCATGCGGCTACTACATGGACATTACGCTCAGCCAGCGGTGGTATTCAGGAAGCTGTCTATGCTAACGTAGGTGACTTTATCTATGTCCCAATGGGTACGATTCTATATGATGCCAAAAAGGTTTGGGTTAATAGAGCTAACGTCACTATTCGAGGGGCAGGCAAGAAAGCTACCATACTAGAATTTACCTATCCAGGGGCTGACGGGTTCTGGTCAGATACGTATGGCTATGAGATTCATGACATGCGGTTTGAGCCTACAGGTACAGCTACACAAACGGCTGGTGCTGTTATTAGTTTAGTCGGTACTACGCCTAAATATCTGGGTGAAGCGGATATTACCGTTACTGGTTGTGAGTTCTATAATATGTACAACGGTATAGTCTATGATTGCCCCGGCGGATTCATTAGAGTACTAGATAATATGGTGCGCGGTATGGTTAACTATGCGGTCTACCATAAATCGTCAGTCGCAGGTGCTCTTCAAATCTGTGACAATTACATGGATGGCGTTGAATCACCAGGACTTATCTGGCTAGAACAAGTTACTAGCGGTGTTATTATTGCTGACAATTGGATGCAGGCAGCTAAAACTCATATTGTTATTAATTCTACTAACACAGCAGCTAGCTTTGGTGTGTACGAGGTTGTCATTACTGGTAACATTCTTGACAATGATCGATTGAATACTGTGGCTAGTGTTATCGTTAACGGTAGCGGAGTCGCGTTAACTAGCAGCAACAGTGTGCAGATCGTGGCTAACTACTTCTCTAGCGTCGGCTTTTGTGTGCTAACACAGAACGCATATAATGTATTCATTAAAGCCAATAAGCTATTTGCGAGATATACAAATCCTATAATTGCAATCGCAGGTTCAACAGCTAACAACATAACCATTAGTGATAACGAGTTATGGGCCGGACCTAATTATGTAATATCATATGCTATACAGCTATCGGCAACTGCTATTGACAACTGCACAATCATGTGCAACAAGGCGTCTGCTTCATCATCCTGCACATCTATGATTGGTATAGCATCTGGCGTTACTAATCTACAGATTGTTAACAATGTTTGCGGTATGAACTTTGCCAAGCTAATTACCGACGTTTCGGCTACAGGTGAGGGACAGGTTCAGTGCAGATTTAATTCTTCAATGAATCAGCCTTACATCGGAACTACACACACGGGTGTTGTAACAATACCGCTAGTGGATCAGGGTCAATTTATTGGACTAGCTGCATCAACAAGTACGATCACCGCTATGACTGGACTAGCTGCTAGGGCGGGTAATAGTGTTACATTTATTACAGCCGCAGCTCAGGCTTGGAATACATCAGCCGCAAGTGATAATAGAATCGGCAAGGCGTACAGCTCGCCAGCAGCCGGAGACGTTATTACCTTCCATAAATTCAGTGACAACCTTTGGTACCCAACTAAATAATGTCTTCAATCAATACAATTCGTACATACATTAATGATCCTGAAGGAGTTATCTTTCCAGATAGCTACCTGCATGATTGTATCAATGATGCGTTACTTGATATGTATAGCGACTGTAAGCCCGAAACTACATCAGCTACGTTATCATTAAATACAAACGATGATATTGTAACCATACCTCCAGCCATTATGATTCCACAGCAAATTATATACGAGAATAAACCCTACTATATAACCACGCAAGCGGAGTTAGAACGCTGGAGTAGGACATGGCGTACCGCTGACCTGGCACAACCTAGATGGTTTATCAGATTCGATCATAACCGGATACGTGTGTGGCCTAGACCAGATGATCTATATGATATGACTATATGGGGCATAGGGTGGCCTACAGAGGTAAGCTCTATTAATACTATTATAGACGATGATAGTCGGTGGCGTCAAGCGGTAGAACATAAAACTGCATCTAAATTATTAGAGCTATCTCGACCAGACTTAGCTGAGATACATGAACAATCCTACCAGGAAAACCGACACGGATTTATCATCAATCAGCGTAACAACCAAGGGCACAACATACGGCAACTACGCCCAGGCACTCGTAACAACACGGCTCAAATAGGTAGTATCCGAGTTGGGCGTTGGTATAAATAATTTAAGTGAGGTAATAGTATGGGTAAGTTTTTCAAGAAGTTAGGCAGCGCTTTAAAAGGTATCGGTATGACAGCCGCTAAGAATGCCATTGCTAACCCGCAAACGACCATTGCTGGCGTTACTGCGTTAATAGGAGGGGTTAGTGCGCTTACCAGTCCTGATCGCACAGGCACGTCAATTTCTGGTGGTATTATTGGTCTACTTGGGGGTATCTCTCTCGTCCTGGCCGATGATCCTCAAGCATCCAATAAGGTTAAGCCTAATGAATAAGAGTCAACTAATTAGTAGTATAGCCTCTGCCATCTCTAAGATGGAAGGTTATAATATACTAACCAGCCTAGCGCGTAAGAACAACAACCCAGGTAACCTGCGGACATGGCCTAACGTGTCTAGCGTAGGCGGATTCGCCAAGTTCAAGCGTGGCGAAGATGGCTGGAAGGCGCTATATCAGCAGATCGAATCTAATATATATGGGCGTGGCAGGAACGATAGTTATCCTGCTCGTGCCAAGAATGGGTTAACTCTACGAGAGTTCTTTGGCGGTCAGCGTGATCATAACCATCAAGTTATTGTAGGTGGGTATCCTGGCTACGCACCCGCTGCTGACAATAATAACCCTGATCATTATGCTAAGTATGTTGCCGACCAAGCTAACATAGCTAGTATTGATGTCAAACTTAAAACGCTTATAGACGAGTAATATGCCAATAGCTAATCCAGAACAGTTGTCATTTGTAGGTGGACTTAACGCACAAGCCGCACCCGATAAAATATCGGACGGTGAGGTTGTCACTGCAACTAATATCGACTTTAGTAAAGAGAATGGGGCTGCGGCAATACGTCGTGGCTCCATAATCTATGACACTATTGTGTATGGATCAGCTACGTCTACTGTTGCAATCAATACATTATTTCGCAGCTACAATAACCCTACTAACTTAAGTGCCTCTCCGTTCTATGCTGTCACATCAGAAGGTGCTTATAGAGGTAGCGCTATAGGTACGTGGACACAGATCAGTACACACACAGGTGCTGCTTCAGGTGCCATCGGCACCTATGGTGATTACACATTAGTCGGCCTAGAAGTTAATGCCATGCTTAAAGATGATGGCACAGTCACTACTGACTGGGTTAAGCAAGCACCATCTAATCCTGTAGCATTGTCAACTATCTTAGTTGCCACTAACAGCTTTGTGTCTACAGGTAGTATCATAGAAGGCACGGGTACGTTTACTGGTGGCACATGGACCGCTAGTGCTACTGACACTAGTTATAGAATTGTACTGGAAGCTAATCTAGGTAGCAGTACAAACTTGTCTACAATCGGCGGAGTTAACATTGGTGACTACGGGGTTGACTATTTACAAATAGCCTTCACTGACCCGTCGGCTGTGTTTAGAATCAGCCGTGATTATAGTATTGGAGGTACATCATTTGATAGCTACTTCCACGCTGAGGCATACCCTGCCGTGGATGTGGGCAGTGATCTACTACCGGGTATTGATGTTTACTTGCAGGGTCAAGCTATTGAAGGTACAGATACATTATCCCCACTAGGTAGAGGCCAGCGATCTGAGGCTCTAGTCGGTGGGCGCGGAGAATACACACGACCAGCCACCGAGGGTGTGCTAGGACGCAGCCCTGCACTGCTTTACAACTGGGCTATAGCGCGTCCAAACTTCCAGATGGTAGGTCAGTATGTCTCAGGCACAGGGGCGAACCCTTGGTCTAATATTGGCGCTGTACGTATCATCGTTGAGTGTACGTCTGCCTGTGAGGTTAGAGCTTGTAATTGGTATTTGCAGGGTGACGAACAACACTCATTAAGTGATCCTCAGTTAGGATACAATTATTGGGTGTCATATGCCACACTAGATGCTGACGGTAATCTGATTGATGAGTCAGCTAGTAGTCCAGTGTTGCAAAATGTTCGGATGTCGCAAGGCCAACCTATACTTACACACGTAGGTACAGCTACGTCTAGCCACGGCATTACACATAGAGTTTGGTACCGCCAGGGTGGGTTGCTAGCACAGCCTTATGCTGTGTCTACACAGACTGCATTATCGACCGGGACATTTATATCTACAGCTACATTAACTGATACACTGCCTGATATTAAAGCTGTTACGGCGGGCTGGGTACTACAAGATAGTATCTATGCTAAGGCTAACTTTCCTGGTATACCTACAGCTATCTGTGAATACCAAGGGCGTGTGTTTGTAGGCTTTGAGAACTATATTATCTGGTCTGTTCCAGGTAAGGTTGGGACATTCCTACAACGTAGTGTCGCTGAGATCAGCGGTAAAGGCGATGAGGTTCAGTCGCTGCATGTCATTGGTAACACACTAGTTATCGTTAACCGTGATAGTATTTATACTATGCGAGGGTCTATCTTTGAAGGTGCAGATCAGAACTGGGTATTGAGCCGGAGCGGTAGTCGTCACGGTGCTAAAGCTAGCCGTGTGGCTAAGATCTTGACACCTTATGGTATACCGATCCTTGACTACGATGGACTGTTTATGTTCGACCCTGGTGCAGGTGTTGAACAAGAAATCCCGTGGCTTAACCAAAAAATTGGCGACCTATTCAAAGGTAACGGTGCTGCCGACCCTGCTGCATTAAAAGGAAATCGTGTACCAGCCCTGAACAAATCATATATACGTGACGCGATGGCTGTCTATACAGACGGTAAATTGTATCTAGGTCTACCATGTGCCAGTGCTAGTAAACCCTCTATTATGTTTGTGATAGAGTTCGCTACGCAACGAGTGTGGCTATACAACTATGGCATTAACTTTGTCACAGGGTTTTGGGATTTCGTTGACAACAAACTACTAATCACCAGTGAAGCTTCTGGTCGTATCCTAAAGATTGAGCAAGGTCAGTTTGATGAATCGTTAATAGGTGGTATCTTTAATAAGATTAGCTACAGCATCAAGCCTAAAATGTTAACAGGCAGTACTGACTTCAGGCTTGAGAACATGTCACTTGATATTAAGGGTGGCACCACAACTGTGTTGGCTGTTGTCGATCAGACATCTACTATTACAGCCGGGACTTTTACTAATACTATACGTGACTGGCAGATACCGCCGCTTAATGGTACACTACTTAATAACCTACAGTTCGCCTTAAATGGCTACACTGATATTGATCAGGAGATGAACCTGTGGGGTATTGGTGTAACCGCTATCAACGAGCCAGAGCAAGTTCGATTCTGGCGTACTGAATATCAAACCACTAACAACACAGAACAACGTTTTGACGTTTACTTTGCTGACTATGATATTGTCGGCACAGGTACGGTGACTACTACTGTGTACGTGGACGGTACTGCGGTGGCTACAGGCAGCCATGAAGGCCCTACAAACGGCCGACGTGTGTTCCCTGTCACTATACCTATCGATAGCTTTGGCTACGTCGCATGGGCAATATCGACCAGTACTAGCGATAGCTTACGTATCAAGCCGTTCAATGGTTGGTTCTCCGCACGCCCCGAGCCTCCGCGTATCAATAGCTACAAATCTGATATCGAATCATTAGACGAGCATATCATTGATGCATTCGATGTGGACATGAATCCTAACGGCACAGCTACTGCGGTTGTCTACATTGACAACGTGGCTGTATCTACATTTACATTTACAGGTACTAATCAGCAATCATACACCCGTAACCTAATCGAATACCCTAATGAAATCTATGGGCGTACAATGTATGTTACTTACACAGGAAGCGGATTTAAGCACTTCAAAACTTGGTGGCACCGTAGACCTGAGCCAGATCGCTGGACCAGTTACGACACGACAACCTTTACATATCCTAGTGAGAATTATATCAAGACTTGGGTAGCCACTATCAATGCCATGGGCACTTGCACGGCTACTCTTTATCTGGATAATGTAGCAACTCAAACTGCGACCTTGACAGGGACCCACAAACAGGTGTACAATATAGGTATTGACACCGATGCGACCCTAGGCCCCCTATCCACCGCCACTACCGCTGTGGTTGTATATAGAGCATCTGCTGGCAACTACATGAAGCACTATGACACCAAACTTGAGACTGAGCCTAAGCCGTTCGGTAAATTAACTTGGTCAATAGCTTACAGTAGAGTAGGTGGTAGCCGTAGGCTAGATCATGCACAGCATTGGTCAGCAGACATAGAGGTTTGTGACGGTGGCACGGCCACAGTTACTAGTCATTGGTATTGCGATCAGCGTCTATACTCAACCGCTACATTAACTATGAGCGGGCGAGAATGGCGTGAGTGGATACCTATGCCACCAGACGGTAGAGGGTATTTGTTTGAGCAGCGCATATACAGCGCGACGCCTATTCGCGTATGGCGCTCAACGCTTGATGTGCTGACTGAAGGAGCTAAGGGTGTGTCGCGTGCCACGTATGTAGGCACACCTAATAACTAATGCGTATAGCACCCATACAAATCCCACCTGCGACATCACTACAGGACTTACAATCGCGCTTACTGGTAGCTCTTAACCAGCTAGTCGATAGCCTTAATCTGCCAGCGTCATCAGCTATTGATGCAAAGGGCAACCGCGTCACGAATGTCGCAGCGCCCTCCGCGTCTGGGGATGCTATTAATTTAGCATATCTCGAAACAAAAGTCAAGCCTATTAGTGAATTAAGTAGAAAAATAAGTCTACTTAATCGTGGTACAACTACATCGCCTACTACTAGTAATCTTATATGGGCTATCAGGCGTGAAACGGCCGACTATAATTTAGCTAGCGGGGATGTAACAGTATTAGCTGATTGCACAGCAGGTAATATAACTATCACATTACCTACTACTCCTGATGACGGGCGTGTAATTGTAATCAAGAATTTAGTAGCACTTAACCTATTAACTGTAGACGGCAACGGTAATACTATTGATGGGGCTACAACTTTAACGACTAGTGTAGCCGGAGCTAGATTTATGCTACAGTATTTTGCCTCGACTACTGACTGGAAGATTATAACTTAATAATGAGTTTAGTAGTATAATATTTATATGCCCCAATCTGTTATCATACCTCGCATTATCACTGGTGAAACAGTTGATTTAATCAGTCCGTTTCCTCTTAGCTATTTAGACCGCCTAGTTAAATGGACATACCAATATAAATCTTTGTTGACATGGGATTATGGTCCGCAAACAGATCAAGAGATGCACACATTGCTGTATAGTTGTATTGAAAATAAGCGAACATACGGAGTTGTAGATAAATACAACAAGATAGGTGTCAACACAGATGGGCCAGTTGTTATCGGTTCGTTTATCGTTGAAGACGCTTCTCCGGTTAATTGCCATGTACACACAGTCAGCCAGCGTCGCGCATGGGGTAAAGGTCTTATGGATGAGGCTGTGGATCTTCTTGTGGAGGATCTATTTTCTGATCCATCGTTACTCAGGATAAGCGCCAACATGGTCGCTAATAACCGGGCTGTTATTAGTCTGGCCACCCGCCACGGCTTTAAGCGTGAGGGTTTAATTCGAGACATGATTATCAGTAATGGTGAGCCACGCGATGTGGCTTTTTATGGTTTAACTAAACGAGATTATATAAGCGCCAAACAGGTTGAACCTGTAGTGCTGGAGTAAATACTACAATGACATTTCTACCTACATTACTAGGTGCAGGTTTGAGTGCGGCGCAAGGTGCGTTCGGTAAGAAGCAATCGCAGAACCAAACGTCTACTAGCTCTACACAAAAAGAATACGAGCAGCAACAAGAGCAGTCGTCTAACCAGAACCGGACCTTTGACGAGAACCCGATGATGGCAGCGGCTCGTGAAGCCCTGTTGCCTATCTTAGGTAGTGAGTTTAATAAAGCTCAGCGACCTGTGTATGGACAAGCACAACAAGCCGGTTTTATGCAGTCTTTAAATGAGCTAGCACAGACCGCCATGCAACGAATGACCCAAGGGGTAGCTGGTAGTGGTGGGATGAGAAGTGGGCGCTTTGCGGGGGGCACACAGGATATTGAACGACAGCGCTTTGGTGAGGCTAGTAAGTTCTTTGCTAACCTGCCTATGCAGGAGGAACAGGCTCGTAGTGGGCGTGTTAATAACCTGCTAGGCTTAGCGACTAACTGGTTAGGCCAAGGTCCTATCAATGAAACAATTACAGGTAATGCTTCGTCTACTGCAAGCGGTAAAGAATCATCTACTACTACAGGTAATCAGACAACTACTGGTAGCCAAGGTGGTGGGATTGGTGGAGCCATGAGTAACTTGATTGGCTTTGGCGGTGGTGTGTTAGGTGATACGCTTAGCGGTAATGGTAGTAGATGGGGATTTGGTGGTAACAAACGCACTGGTGGATATGACCCTGATGGTAACAGAGGTTAATTATGGCCGACTTTCCTAATGTAATCGACTTAATGTTTGGCCGTATTGACCGCAACACGGATACTCAATACCGGGATAAAGCATTACAACAAAATCAAAACCAGTTTACCTCGCAGCTTGACGCTGACAAGGAACGGACCCGTATTGCCCATGAACAGTTCATGAAGAACTTTGAGCTACAGACTGATCAATTTAATCAGCAAAAAAATCAACAAGGATTTACTAATAAGCTAACTGTGAATGAAGCTGTAGCTAAAGGTTTATTTAGACCAGTGGCTACTCAGCAACAACAAGGTGTTATGCCCGGCAATATGTTCATGCGTAACCCAGGTGCTATTCCTGGTGTGGATAACGGTGATCCTACTATGGGTCCTGGGTTTGAAGCTGAAGGTATGAGGCTGCAACCTGTTAATCAATTTAAACAATTGTTAGATCAGCGCGCGGCTACACATACACAAGATTCAAAATTTACTAATCAAGCTAAAGCCGATAAGATTAATGCTTTAATTAAAGTAGGAGTTCCTCCTGCTATAGCTGTCTTTCAAACGGAAGATCCTGTCACAGCAGCCCACATGTTTAGCTCACCGCAGAATATGATTGCGGCTCTTAAAATGATCGGCAGTACTAACCCAGGTGCTGATGCTGTTGCTAAAACGGTTGCAGAATACATGGCAGGTTATCAAGGTGCTGTTGCCGAGGCCGGGGAGACTGCTAGTGAGAAATCATATCGTGCTGGTATGACTAATCAAGCTAATGCTCATGCTGAAATGTATCGATCACAGCAAGCTAACGACGCAGATGCTCAAGCTGGTTATATAGTTATGAATAAGTATGCGGCGGAGATTTCAAAACTTATGCCGACAACCGATGGTCGTTATGTTGGATTGATACGGCAGAAACTTGACGCTGATCCTTCGTTAACTCCTGGTCAAAGGGCTGCTGCTATTCGACAACTTAATAATGAATCAACTATTAGAACTGGATTACCAAATTTCTTTGATCAGTTTAATTTAAATAAAGATGCTGGTAAGAATCCTCAAACCCCATCTTATCCTATTGTGCCTCAGTCTACACCTACAGTCACATCTCCAGGAGATACTAGCCGTCCGTCTGGAGCTATGCCAGCAGTGGTTAATGATAAACCACCTACAACTACTGCTCCTGTAGGGGCGTTACGTTATACTCAACCTGATCAAGCACCTATGCCTGAACTAGTTAACGGTATGGTTCCTGTTAAACGTAGTGATGGTAGTGTTGATGGTTATGTAACACCTGAGAAATGGCAAGAAATGAATAAGCCAGCTACAGGTTTTAGTGGTATGGGTTTAAGTAATCCGCTAACTGGTTTTAGTAAAATGATGTTAGAGTATCAACAACGTAATGCCGCTAAGCGTAAACAAGAATACAATCCCAATAGCCAAGGCTTTGGTTATCGTCCACCCGGATATTAAATAAATGCCAGAACTAAAAGACCTATACACTAACTTTCAAAATAAGAATATTAGTGGGCAATCCGCTTTATCTAATGCTATCAGTAGCCCATTGCAGACTATTGGTGGAGTATGGAATGGTATTACTGGTGTAGCTAAAGGTTTGGGCGGATTAGCTATGGACATTCCACAAGCCTTAGCTCCTACCGGAGTTAAGGTTCCGTGGGCTAATAGCAATCCTATTGTTCCTGAGGGTACGCCTGATGCTAACTTAGTTGGCAACGCGCCCGCGTCTGCCGAGTGGAAGCAACGGTTGGCTATGCTATTGAATGTTCCAACATTAGGTATACCCAAACAACTAGCTACTAACTATGCTAAGACCGGAACCATTGACGGTATGATTATAGATACCGCTAAGGAATTACTACCTGTAGCTGAGGCACAGTCTATGTTGACTGGTGAATCTCATACTAATCCTGGTACTGAACTCACACCGTCTGAGTATGGTGAGAATGCGTTCATGGGTATACTGAAAGGTATACCTGTAGCCAAAGGTATCAAGGGCGCAGCTAAAGCTTTTACTCGTGGTACGGTAGAGAACCTGCCTCAACGTATGGCTAGTCCGTTTATTAAAGCTGGTGAGGAAGCTGTTGAAGGTGCCGCTGCTGACCCGCGTGTGGCTACGCTTGCACGTAATAAGCAACTGCGTGATCTAATTAATGACGCACCTAAAGATACTCTACCTGAAACTATGATTGGTTGGGCCAAGGATCTTAACGATAATGTAGCTGAGCTATTAACTCAGAGTGGCATGACCTCTGATGTCACACGTTCGTTTATCGAAAAGGTTCCCACAGATGTATTAGCTAGTGAAATGTTTAATGAGCTATTAAACTATAAAGCTGGTAAGTCACCTAAGCTTCAACGTGTGTCGCAACATGCTATTGAATTACTAGGAAGCAATCCTGTTGCCGCTGAGAGCGTTGTTGAGATGATGCGTAAACATGGATTAACTCCTGAGCAGACTGCTGCTACTATGCCTATCATTCTTGACGGTTTACGTAACGGTGTTACTGAAGCTGGTAAGACTATGAAGATTTATAGCGAGCTTCAACAAACAGTCACAGCTAAATTATTACGTGATCGTCCCGAAGTAGCTGGCCATATGTCTAAGGTGCTTGATGCGCTTAGCTATAAGAGTGAGCCTATTAGCCGTTGGGATAAGTTCAAAAACGTCTACAGTAAATCAGAACAACTATGGCGGGGAGCTGTCGTCAGCTCACCTGTCACCGCTGCGCGTAACGCTACGGTAGGTGGAGTTAACTTTGCTTCACAATTATTTGACAGCGCTGTAATGGGTGCTGAGACATTTGCTCTCGGTAAGATGGGTAAAGCTTTAGGTAAACTTACACCCGAAGAAACACCTTCACTAGTTCAGTCTTTTGAACCACTCCTTAATAAACTTACAACCATGCAAGAGCTTGCCTTTGGCGGAGCTAAGACTCCTCGTCAATGGTGGGAGTACATGCAATCGAATCCTAGTGAGGGTAAGATATTCACCCCACTCAATGATGTTATTAATCAGTTTGGTTCAGTCTATCCACAGGAAATGTTACGCCTGATGAATGGTCCTGTACAAGACTTAGCTACTGTTAACTTAATGGCTGAAGGATTTAGTAAAGCATTACCTAATGTCAAGAAGGCATGGGGTGAAGTCGAGACTCTGCATGACGCAGGTAAATTCTTAACTTCTACACTAAATACTTTTAATACAATGCAGGAAATGTTTTGGCGTAAGTTCTACTTCACTTCACGTCTGCGCCAGAATGTCAAGCGGTTTGGTTACGATACTCCCGAAAAGTTTTTCGAGGAGATGGCTAACAAAGAAACCACTGGGCGTGTGCAATACTTTGGTGAGGCACATACTGCTGAATCGTTAGCGCAGTTACGTGCGTCGGGTAAATACGATAGACGCCTAGCTAGCAATCAACAATATCTAAACGATAACGCTGCCGCCCAAAAGGGCGCAGGTCTGCACTCAGTTGAAAAGAATATAATCGCCGACAGTCACATTAAAGATGTTGACGCAGTTAATGCATCTATGGCTAAACTTGAGAAAGCTCTAGCTAACGGCACTGACTGGAAGACAGCCTCAGCCGACATAGATCCACGCCTAGCTAGGATACTGGGTGGTAAGATTGAATCGCCCCACATGGCGCTTACGGAGGCTGTAGACTATGGCCTTAAGCAGACCTTTGCTTTCACTCCGCCTAAGGGTCACTTTGGTTACAGCATCATGAAGATGTATGAAGAGTTCCCAATGTTATACACATTAGCGACTCCATTCCCTCGCTTCATGCTTAACTCTACACAGTGGATACTAGATCATGATCCGTCTAAGCTAGCTAACATCGCACATCCTAAGTTCATGAAAACATTAGCTAAGGCTGCATCTGATCCTACTAGCATAACCAACCCGCGTTACATGGATCAGTTTAGTCAAGCCCATACAGGTGCTGCACTATGGGCAGCCTCATACGCTATTCATAACAGCGATATGAGCGGTCCTAAATACTACCAGATCAATGTAGGTAAAGATGATGACGGTAACGATATGTTCGCAGATATGCGCGCATACAATCCCCTTGTCCAATACATGTTCATCGATCATACAATGAAGGCATTGTCTAAAGGTGAGCAGCCTAATCTTACATCAGGCGAACTGACTGAGGCATTGCTAGGGTTACGTCGTCTAGGTGAAGTACCTATTTTCGCACTACCTGATATTATCCGTCAAGTTGACAGTTCTAATCCAGGTGCATTCTTTAACAGTCTTAAGCCGTTAGTCGGCCAATATATCGGTGGGGCATTCACTCCATTTAGAATACCGGGTGATCTAGCTGGCGCATTTGGAGTCAAGAAGGCTGTTGAATATAAGGACATGGCTGGTAATGAAATATTCGGACCTGCTATTAATCAAATCCCTGGAGTACGTGAAGTATTACCCGCACGCGTTGATCCTTTTACAGGACAGCCTAGCGGTGTTGAGAACCCTGGTATCAGATTACTTGGCCCTAATATTCGCCATGCTACTAAGCTAGATCAGCAAGTATCCATGACTGGTATGCCTCTCAATGATCTGTTAGGTAACTATGCTGATCCTGAAGCCGATAGATTAGTTAGAAAAAACATTGGTCTTATACTTAATAATAAAACTGAAGACGGGCAAACTCTTGCTAATGTCATAGGTATAGCTGTTCAGAACGCTACCGCAGATCAATCTATTGAAGTTAAACGTACAATGATACGTGAAATCTATAAACAGATTCGTGAACAAGCTAAACAACAAGCGATGGCAGAGAATCCCTTTGCGTTTATTGAACACGAAATACGACAGCGCCCGGAGGCGGAACGGCCTATATTACGTAAAGGTCTAGAACATTTAAATCAACGACGAGTGGAGTTAATGCAAAAATGACCGACGATACATTAAGATGGATATTGGGTGTGACCGTAACAGGAGCGATGGCCTGGAGTTCATGGGTTACTACTGCTGTATGGGAAGACCGTGCTCGGTTAGCTCGGATAGAAACTAAGATTGATATAATTATAGATAGAGCTTTACCAGCTACTAATCGATAATGCCAGTACCCGATCTTAGTTCAATCAATAAGAGGGTGTCAGATACTTTAAAAACCTGGCTCCCTCGCATTACTGACCCTAGTTATTTAGCTAATACTACACCCGGTAAAGCTGCGACTACTGGTATGGTACTAACTACTCCTGGTGTAGGTTTACTAGGTTATGGATTAAGTAAGCTAAGTGAAACTAAGTTAGGTAAGCAAGCCTTAAAAGAAGTAGATGGTTTGCCTAATTTTCCTGTAGTACCTGAACTTAAGATAACGTCACAGGCGGCTAAACATGTGGATGAGCTAGGGCCGCTGGCTATGGCTATTCCTACTAACGTTAGAGATTATCTTTGGAAATCTACTAAGTCCGGTAAGATGGTTTATGATGATCTTAAACCTATGCTTGAAAAATATGCTCAAGGTGCATCAGCTAAATCAGGCTCAAAAATATCTGTAGAGTCAGCCGCTGAATCTGGCTTAACTAAAGTAGTAGATGCTATGAGTGATCCTAATTATGATATACCTAAAACTTTATACAATGATGAGCCGGCTGCCTTGCAGCACATTATAAAAGAAAAAGGTCACCGAGAAATTGATCGTTTAATTAATGAAGGTAAGGAAACCATAACTGAAGCCTCTACTGTGTTTAAAGATAAAGACGGCAAGTCCGTAAATCCAGTTGCTAATGCTGCGTCTGACTTGCGTAACCCTGAGCAAGCTATCTTACAAGCTGAGAAGCCTGTAGATAAAGTAGAAGAAGCTAAAGTTAAATTAGCTGGTGGAATATTTGATAAACTACATAGTCCTAAGATCCGTGCTATGTTTGATGGTATAGCTAATCGTAAAACACCTACAGAAATACAAAAAGAATTAGCTGCTGAAGGTATTGACATATCACGTCAACGGATATTTCAATATACATCTGAGGATCAAGCCGCTAATATAATGAAACCTATTGTTACCGCCGAGCAAAAAGGTGCAGATAAATTAAAGATAAACGAATTACAAAAACTAATTACATCACAAAAGAAATTGTTAGGGACTGTCTCACCTGATTCTACTATAGAACAGCTAAGACGCCATGGCACAACTGATAACGATACATTAACATTAGTACGTAGATTTTTAATAGGCACACCTGCCAGTAAACTTACTCCTGGTAAATCTGACGACGTATTAGTTAAAGATAATTTATTACGTATCAACACCGAGCTAGAAAAGCTATTTAAGATAAAAGGAAAGTAATATGTTCATAGATCAAATCATTGCAGCAGCTAAGGCGCAGGTCGCTAGCTTTGTCAATCAACTTAATACAGAGTTGCGGAATAACTATCTGCAAGCTGCTATGAACTGGGCGGATACTAAGACACAAGGCGAGGCCGGGCCTCCTCCTGTTGCACCATTAGGTGTTGATGTTATTATAAGTGTTGACGGTGACACGGTTAACTTTAAGTTAATCGAAGCTGCTAAACTCGTTAGTAATATCAAGCCAGAGTCATTCCTGCCTACACAAGGTACTGATACAGGTGCTGTAGGTGGACCAGTTGGAGGCCCAATAGCTAATGAGCCTGGACGGTTTTATATTAATTCTGGTGCTAATGTATACGCAGGTCAAGTGTATAGTCAAGGCGGTAGTGTGTATGTTGTTCAACAGCCTACACCGTTTCAGAAGTTCTGGTTCAAGGTTAGCTAAACATGGCTGACTTTAATAATTTACGGGAACAGGCTAAGCAATGGCTTAGCTCTATGTTCATACCTAAGGAGTTAAGTCCTGAGGGTGTGGCTAATACAGGTATTGGTGCTATGGGTATAGGCGCGAGTGCGTTGCTTACTCCCGGCACCATGCCACTTATGTATGGCCTCGATAAATTTTTAAAGACTAATGCAGGTAAACAAATCCAAACAATGCTCGATGCCTCCGGTCCTCTGGGCGGTGGACTTGATGACATAGTGGTTGCGGGGGCTAAGACGGCCCCTGCTGCCCTTGGAATGGTAGCCCCGCTGGTGAGTAACCTTGGTAGATTAAAACCCCGTGGCGTGCCTGCTAAGCCGTCAGAATACTTTCACTCAAATCTAGCTGAGGCTGTAGACAAAGCTTGGCTAGCTGAAGGTAAGCCTAGTGATCTATTAAACATTAAACAAGTTAAAGCTTGGTTAAATAAACTTCCTGGTATGGGTGTGAAAAAGGAAGAGATTCAGCACTTTAATCTTGGTACGCAATTAGATAGTGCCAAAGGTTTACGTATAGCTACACCAGATAAAATAACTAAACAAGACCTAGCTGATTTAGTTGACCGTAAAATGCCTGTACTGCAAATTGATGAGGGTCAATCAAACCCAAATTTACATAGTCAATATGTAGTACCTGGGGGTACTAATTATAAAAATCATGTAATGAGAGCTGAGGGCGCTGAGGATATTGAACGTGATTCGTTAGTAGATTACTTAAATAATCCGATGCTAGACGTAGATGGATCAGCCGAGCCTCACTGGATTGCTCCCGACGTACTACAACACATACGTACAACTGATCGCACATTACCTAATAATCAACGAGCATTATATGCCGAGGAAGTTCAATCTGACTGGCAACAACAACATCCAGAGTCTTATCCACTAGCTCAAAACTATGAAGAACTAGCCCAGAAATATCTATATCGACACGCTGCCGACAATGGTTACGATGCTGTAGCATGGACTCCAGGTAGTCCTCACATTGAACGATGGATGGGTGAAAAGAATCCTAACATGTACCCTACTAATAATGAAATTTTAAACGCTGCCTTTATGAATGGTGAGGATCTTGCATTAGAAAAAAAGATATTAAAGCATCCTGAAGGTAAAAAGCTTCTGGAAGATGTTAAATTATTATACGATAAAATGATAGGCACCACAGATTACGGAACCCCTGAAGCTGATATGTTACAGGATCTTCAAGATACTTTAATTGAAGAAGCTAAAACATCTGGTATCATACCGACATTAGACAAACGCTTCTCAGGTTTCGAAACATTCTACAACAAGCGTATGGCTGATAGTGCTACTAGTATGCTGAAGCGCTTGGGTGGTGGAGAAGTTAGTAATACTAATTTGCAATCTCAAATTGTAACAGATTCAGACCCTGAAGAATTAGCGGCTGCTATGTTAGGACCAGGATTTAATCCTAAAACTAACTATTCAAATGTTCCACAAGAACCTATTGATATTATACTTAATCGTTATCGTGAAAATAACAATCCAAACTTAGGTTACGTCCAACCTAATCCAGTCAAGTCATTCAAGTATGACATAAGACCTGAGGATAAAGCTACGCGTGGCGCACAAGGTTGGGAAGCACCTATGGCTGGTAAAACAGTACCACTATGGATGCTACTAAGTGGCATGGCGTTTGATCAACTACGCGGAGATAAGAAATAGCAACACCCCTAGGCCCACCATATTTAGTTATGTGTGGGCTTAAGTTTATTAGGGCATCCGGTAGCTAATCGGTTTGACGGCTGTGCCTCTAGCAGCCGCCTCTAACATCGTCACTGTCTAGCAGGATAGGAGTTTAGAGGACTTTCAATATGGCACCAGTGGAGGGTATCAAAGCCTCATCTTACGGTTTTGGAGACCGTTGTTCTGTCTATTGAACTACACTGGCATAAACTTGGAGGAGAGTGTAGGGATTGAACCCACGCATCCCGTGAAGGATGGCTTGCGGATAGCAACCGCACACATTACCACTCTGTCAACTCTCCGAAGGCCTTGCGGCCAGTCACGCTATTTAACGTCTAACTGTGTATTCTGACGATTAGCTCTCGCTAATAATGGTGGGAATGAAGAGAATCGAACTCAACCAACCCCGAGGGGTGAAAGGGTTACAGCCTTCCCCGTGTCCTTAACGGTATACATTCCCAATAATTAATCTAATTTATATTGATCACATGCTTTACCTAAATTAATAGCATTTTTATTTGCAGGTTTAGGTATTAAATATCTTGCTTTTTAGTATTTTTAAAATTCATTCGCTACGTTACGAGACTACTACGCCAAACTTTACCCCCCCCCCCATTGCTCAGCCATAGCTTGAGCAATACCTGGAAATGTTTTACTACGTTCTTTAGCATTGGCTTTATTATACCAATCAGGTATATGTTTACCTGATTTAGTAATACATATTTTACCTTTATCAACCATATTTGTAGGTACTAATTTAGGTAAATTCTTTAACCAAAGACATGTTGTTTTTTGGTAACTATCCCCAAACCAATACGGTTGAACTATTTGTGTGGGCTTGCATATACGACTGCTGATAATTCCAACTGGATTCTCTAAAGCAATCTTATCTATATGTGCATTAAGTAGTAGCTTTACAAACTCTAAAGCCTCTACCTGTTGGTCATGTTTATCTTTAAACCAGCGAGCGCCACTACATGCTAAGTGAGTACAAGGTGGGTGGGCTATTAACATATCCCAATCATCATAGAGTATATTAAAGACATTACCTTTATAATGTGGTCCAGGAACATCAGTATCCTCTATGTCACAACTAATAGCATCGTGTCCACGTGCTATAAAAGCATCACGTACTACCCCACTATACTCACAAGCAATTAATATTTTCATTATAAATAAACTAATCGGGCCTCTTCGAGTATCCCCATACTTGGACAGGGACCAGCAAATTCTTAATAAGCTAGTGAGTCGCAGCCAGATTTCTCTGCCCGTTTATACTGCGAATGTGGAGGAAGGTAAAGGAGTCGAACCCTCATGCCTCGTCAGCGATGGCCAGGTTTTCAAGACCTGTTGACTACCAGTTGTCGCTACCTTCCTAATTAATCAACCCAATAAAATTCACAATTCTTTAGTATACCATACTCCGCCATCCAGTTGTCAAACAACGGTCGTATGTCAGATTCTTTATAACCCGCAAGGCCACAACCAATACGTGTGACATTAAAATTTAGATCAGGATTATTTTTAGCATACCAACAAAACTTTTCAATATAATGTTTGATATATGGTATAGGTAATGTATTAAGGTGTTTATCTTTAGTGGGTATGGCGTAGCTGTTACCCTGTCGTCCAGAGCCTTGCCCATAACGTGCGCCGTAATTTAAACGTGCTGCTAATGCTGCACCTTTACCGTGCCGACCTGCTTCGTTAGATCCGAATACAAATATTTCATTTGACATTAAGATCTGCCCTGTGCTATATCCTGAGCAGTTTTACACATACCTTTTAAACGTTCCTCAAACCAATCTTGCCCATTTTCATCTAAAGTTTTAGGTCTAGCATCTATCATACAGGTTAGATCAGCTACTATCGTAGCTAGGCGTTCTAATCTATATTGTAATTCTTGGTTAGATAATGTTGACATAGTATTTCCTGTATGATATACTAGTTAAGTCAGCTAGTATATTTATTTTGTTCTTCCCCAGAGACGGCGGCCCTATTCTACGGAGTAGGGCTTTGCTGTATAGATAGTTCTTCTAAATTATTAGTATCCACAATAACATAGCTCTCTAAGTTAGTGTCTACATTAGCATACCAAAAGTTACGCTCAGCATAATACTCAGGTACAACTTTCTTTTGTGGAGTGTGTCCAAAGATTTGTTTATACTTACGGCTAGGTGTATTATATTGTGGGCGACTAGTAATAATAGAACCAATATCATTTAACCCGCCATCTCTAAAGTGGTAGTCTAGATCAACATGATAGATATTGTTTTGGATAAAACTTCCAAGCTTATCAACCTGCGAGATTAAATCCCTACCCTCTGCTAGACCAGCATGTGTTAACAATAAGTCATCCACATACCAGTGAGTAGCAAAGCCTTTAGGATCAAATTTCTTAAGTTGAATAGATAGATCCCATGCCCACTGTTTCGCCTCATCCCAGCCCCTACAACGCATTCTAGGGTGCATGTAGGCAGCCTCGTGATTGCCACACAGCAATACGATCCTGTCATTTTGCTGCCACTTACCGACATACTCTAATGTGTGCAACATGATTGCAGCGTTATCGTTCCACTCATCTACATAGTCCCCAAGTAATACTACTTGATCAACCTCGTTGATGTGCTTGTCGATAATGCGTTGAGCTAAGTCTACCTTAGTGTGGATGTCGGGGATGATTAATAAGTTCATAAATTTAATTTTGGTCTAGATAATCACGCCAACTAGTTTTACAGATAGGGCAATAATAATCATCTGCCCCACCATCACTAGACTCACCGACACATTTGGCAGACGGATGCTGGACAGGACGTTCTTTTATTTTATTATTATATGGTGTTTGTTTTGTACAGATGAACATAAAATTGATGATAGGTACCGGAGCCACCCGGATAGCATAATTACAGTATATACATACCCCACTTCTCAGGGTGTATATACTAACCCTTCCCCTATCACGGAGGGATCATACTGTATAGGATAAACTAGTTCCAAAACCCCTTACGAGAGGGCTGCGCTCACGCGCCCTAATCTATCCTAACTTGTGGAGCCACAAAAGAGTCTCGAACTCTTAACTTACGGTTTACAGGACCGTTACTCTACCAATTGAGTTATTGTGGCTTATTGGTCCCAGCTCTGAGATTTGAACTCAGAATCCTGTTAAGGCATAAGTTTCTAAGACTTACGTGTATGCATTCCACCAAGCTGGGATATAAATTGTAAGGCCTTTGAATTTAATCAGGAGCCAACCACTCCAGGCCACCTGACCATTACAGGCTTATGGTAATAAACTTGGCCCCCAGTAACCACATCGTGAGCATGGCTACGTAAGACTACACGCTGGTGTACCCGTATAGAATAAATTGTTAAGGGACTCCCACCCTATTCAGGTTTCAACACTGTCAACCTGTAACCTATGCAGTACACGTTCATACGTTTCGACTTTTTGTTTGAGTGTTGGCATGTTATTTGTTATACAACAAAAGCCAGAAACCATACATTGTGTGCGTGGCTACTGGCCTCTGCCGTCTTGGGGGAAGCTTATTTATTTAGTATAGCAGACTTTATTAAGAAAGTCAAATAAATTTTGACTCCAAGTAGGTGAACAAAAACTATGAACATCTTTCCATGGTGTTCTTACATTATCATAGAACCAATTATGTCTAGGAAAACTGTGGTAACTTAATCTATACATAAACGGACACCACTTAAGATTACTGTAGTCATTATCAATATGAGCTATAACACCATGCCACATTAACCAAGGCCACTTCCATGCATTGCCAGTAAACACTACATCTATAAACAATGCATCTAGTCTGTGTTCCTTAAGCCAATCTAAAGTAATCTGTTTGATATCAGGTACATCATCCCGACGTGCGGTGACTATGATAAATCTATAACGATGATAGTTACGTTGTAGTTCAGTAACAAAAGCCTCATTGACTTTTAAGGTTTTGTAGTATTGCCGTAACACGCTAACACCCTCGGCTTTAGCTTTATGATATGCATTATAATCTTCAAGAGCTACAACACCATCTAGATCAATACCTACTAACGGTCTAGGCATTGCGCTTAGCCATCTCTATGTTATGCATCTTAGTAGCCAATTCTCCATAAATATTACTAACACCTATAATTTTATTTAACGCCTCAGGTGCTAGCCGTTCTACTTCCATTAAACAATGCAGACCCCATAGGGCGGCTGCTAGATTATCGTCCTTAGTATTACCTTCAACCATGAAGTTTAGTATGTGCTGGAACGTATGATTAAAGCGATCAGCAATATACTCAGCGTCGTTAATACCTTGACGCCACTGCAAGCCGCCATACTTGGTAGCACCATCACTCAATCGTTTAGCCAGCCTCATAATTAAATGAGGGCTAATTAAGTTATAGTTTAAGGCTTTGTGACTAGAGACAGCGGGGCTAGTACTGATTTGTTCTTTAGTTGATTCAATAGTTAGATCGCGCATTATTCATCATTCTCCGTGCTGACATAACCCTTCTTAGCGCTAGTCCAGCTAATAATAGGAAACATCCTATCAACTTCTATGCGAGTTTCCTTGGCTGTTCTAAAGTTAAACGGAAATAGATTAACTGTATTATTAGGCTCATTGGTAGGAGCGATGGATGCATTCCAGGCCGCCCCTCCAATGTAATAATTCTTATAGATAACTATATGCCATAGCTTATCTTTCATAATTATCCCTTATATAACTTACCGTTCACAATAAACTTATTGTTGAAGATCGGCACAACGCTATGATAGAAGTGACCATTAGGTTCTACCCATAGATCTAAGAATGCTTGCTGCCAATTGGTAGGGTTACCGTGCATGTAAGGTGCATCGTAACGTCCCAGGAATCCACAGCTTTGCGCCATGATAGTAGAGTGATCACCCATCAATACCTTACTATACAACATACGGTCATGTGTATGCCCATAGAAAACATTGACACCATAATTGTCAACCATCTTACGGGCGTGAGCAACACCAGTATAATTACCGTGCAGGATATTGGCTTTACCAATAGTCAGTAGCTCGCTAGTACGCCAGCATGGAACCCATGTCCAGCCAGTATTAACTAGATCAAGGGCGTTATGCACCTCAATCATCCCCTCTAGTTCAGGGTGATCATCGATATAGCGTTCGCTACGTTCATCATGGTTACCTTCAAGGTAAGCAGTAAATGCATCGGGTAGAATAGTTTTGACTTCGCGTAAACGATCTTTAGCGTAAATAAAATCTTTGAGTAATCGCTTACCCTCAACGTGGCGTGCCCTAGACTTGTTACTAATAACATCTAGGTCTACTCCGTCACCACCAAATGCAAACACATCCGGCTTTGTGTCATCAATATAATTCAATACAGCATTGTAACTACGCTTGTCCTCGTATGGAAAGTGAGGATCGAATATAACAACAGCATGGGTTAATTTGTTTTTCGGCAGCTTGTATATCATTAAGTGTGGGGGAGTCAGTGCTCCCCCATCTCCTTTAGTTTAGTATGTTCTCAGAGTCAATCGGGAAATCAAAATCTAATTGACCAACACGAGCGGCTTTCTTTTCAGTAGCCTTTTTAATTAGCTCATCAGCATTATCTAGCACCTGAAGAACCTCATGGTTATTAGCAGGATCACTAAGATGGAATGTCATAATCTTATCCAGATTTTCTTGACGATCAATCAAATCTTGAATGAATAAAACATTACGACTGAGAGTTAGAAAGTTAATGTAGGTGTCAAAGTATTTCCTACCAACTACAGTAACGTAGTCTTGATTGTTTAAATGAAAACAACTTTCATTAGTGTTAGTATCGTATGAAACTCTACTAATATCAGTTAACTTTACTACATTAGTTGGGCTTAATCCAATATACATTGATTAGTTTACCTCATCATAATTGCATTCAAGCATTATTGAGGCATCATTGATTAATTCAATGACCTCATCTTCTTCTGCAATCAAGATAGGTACGCCATCGTTCTCTTCAAACAATTCAATAAAGCGTTGAATAATAGATTCTAAATCTGCGACCTGCACATCAACTTCATCATCCAAATAAGTACTCATTATGTTCTCCTAGAGGGCCTTGTGTTTTATATATATTGTCAGCCCATAAATTATAGATGCAGTCTTCGCTGCATATGGTATGTGATGTATTAGTATCAACGAATGTTGTTGATCTGCCACAACAGATACATTGTTTTTCTTGCTTAGTTTGAACTAGCATTAAAATACCAACTTACATGCGATAGCCCCCACCAGGAAAAAGATTAAGAACGTGCTCCACATATATAACCTGGATGTGAATCCGTATGCACTAACAGTTCTTACTATTTCCTCTGTGCCATCGTCACTAACTAAACGTAGATTTAAATTCTCTATCGTTATAAACGGTTGCTTTACTTTATTCATTCGATTGTTATTGTCTTCAAATCTCCCCAACTTGTTTGACTATACTTACCGTCTACGTTAAATTGTAGACCGTTTAGCTCAGCCCACGGCATTGTCATTACATGTTTGACTAAACGAGCCGCTTCATTTATAGTACTCATTGGCCCATGAAATGTCAAGTCATCATGTACTTGTAATCGTAATGACCAGCCAGGAGGTAGTGTACAGCTACGAGATAACTTAAGGTTCGTGATCTCATTAGCAAATCTATCCTGATGACAGGCAATCATCATACGTAGTACGCAGTCAGCTAATGTACTAGCAGGATTAAATGCTAGTGCTTTAGTGGCAAAGTCTGCGGTATTAAACCAACGCATACGGCCAAAGTTGTTTCGTAAGAAACCCTGGACTCTGGCTAGTTCAATAGTCTCATCTTGCCACTTGGCGGTACGTAAGTTTAGTTTACGCCAGACATTATCAAACTCACGGCAGTCGGATAATGTAAATATATTATAGCCGTCAGCCACCAATATTTCGTGTATCTTATTAGCTTTACCTCCGTAATTTTTAAGATGGTTAACCTTCTTACCTACTTGACGTAGAGCGTCATTAGGCCCATCCTTAGAGCAATCACAATTAAATATCTTATTAGCTAAATCACTATGCTCATCATAGCCGGGTGTGTTGATACGTTCCCAACGCTCCCAGTCCTCAGCTAACCAAGTAGTTAGTATGTTCTCGCCTTGTCCGATATCAAACGATAAGAATGCATCGTCTGGTGTATCAGGAACGAATAGTTTACGTGCTATCTTAGGGGCGTTCTGTATTTGGAAATCAATACCTTCACGCATACCACTACAACTTAATCTACCTTCTCCTGTGCCATGCACCTTTAAGTTATAGTACATCCTATCGATAACCTTAAGACTATCCTTAGCAAAGTTAGTACGTAGTGTACTGGCTTTCTTAAGTTTGTCTACAGTTACGAAAGTGTTTTCATGTTTACCCCAAGCTTTACGCGCAGTCTTATCAGCACTAAGTTGTTTAGTTTTATGATTATAGACTAGCTTAAGCTCTTGAGATTTAGCATATGCAATTAACTGATCGGTACTATTCCACGGGATAACTTTCTCTTGACGAGTTCCCGGTATAGTCTTGACCAGTACAAGTTTCGGAGCATTGATACTTGCATCACATACGGGACATTTCTCAGTAGTCTCAGGTATGCTGAACCATATCTCTGTAGGCTCATGAGACGTACCCAGTTTTTTAGTCCCTTTACATATACGCTTTGCGGGTTTATATGTATCAGGCGGGGCTGGAACCCTTGTGCCAACCTCAATTGATGTTGGTTGCAAGCTATCTGGTAATTCGGATTCAAGTCTGATGATGTCAGCGTCGAGGGTATTAGCAATTTCATTGAGCTTGTCATGGCTAATCTTTAATCCGGCTGCCGCCATGTCACGGCAAAGATAAGCAGTAGGACGACTGACATCCCAGTATAAAGACTCAAGGTTATATCGTTTAAGCAGTTGTTCAATCGGCTCGATAATATCATAATTTGCAGCATTATCACGAGCATTATACAGCCTATATGCTTCATCGTCTGATTGACATCCACCATAACCTCCTAACTTTATTGGAATAGCATGATCATTGTTCCAGGTTTTCCACTGTGCTTTAGGCACAGCTTGTCCATCTTCAATGTCATTGTTGTCTTTACCGTCACCCTTCCAGTGAGGGCGATTACTGAATACGCTGGCGCAGAATGCTAAGCCATGTCGATAGTCGGGTTGCACAAGATGCTGCATGAGCATCGTGTCCCACATCTTAGCTTTAACATCCCATCGCCATTGATCAAAGTAAACACTATCAGCGTTGATAATATTATGACCATACAAGTCGGTTGCTTCTTCAAACTTACGCTTCATAATACTAACGTAAGGTTCAACCCAACTAAATACTAATACTTCATACGGTCGTCCACATATACCGGCTATAGTAATATTACCGTAGCTATCCCACTCAAAGTCGAATACAAATCGTTTGTAATCAAACGCTTCTACTTCAGCAGGAGTTGCAAATAGTTTATAATTCTCTGGTGGGAGATTACAACTCTTACGGATATCAGCTTGTACAATAGGAAATAAATTACTGCCCTTCATTAATACTGAGGGATGTAACGTAGGAATGACACGGGGTCTATCTAATTTACCTCTAAGAGGTAGTGGACTACCGCGCCAGTTCATGATAGAAGCCCTAGGGGTTAAAGCTTGGAGAGCTTCTTCACCAAACGCAAGGACTCTATTCCAATCTTTACTGTCGAGTAAAGGTTGTAGATGATGTTGCTTACAATAAGCAAGCCCTTCAAGAGCTGTCTTTTTATCGGTATGTTTCCACTCTTGGGAACCTGGATAAGTATTATCACAGGACTTACATCCGATAGTGTGTATGATGTTGAACTGATCACGGGGTTGCCGTGAGGCTTTTAATAGGCTTGTTACCCATCGTCCAGCCCCACCGACAAACGGCTGACCGTAAGTTATATCATCCTCACTAGCCATATCCCCTACGATTAACTCCCGTGTAGAAGTTAACCGAGGGGGTACATAGCCTTCAGTGAAGTTGTTGATAGGACAGTTCAAACAAAAGTCTGGTTTTGCAACCTTAGACATTTATTCTCCCGTTAAATCAAGGTCAATAATTATAAAGATTATAATTATCAGAATCAATAAGCCGAGCATTAGGCTGCGGGCTTAGCAGAGCTAAACCGCACAGTAACCTCATCCTTACCAGTCTTCTTATTGAACTTGTTAAACGTGGGAACCGTGAACGTAGCACGAGCAGCGACCAGTGCGGTCAGCCAATCATTCAACGTCATACCACTTTCTTGCGGAACGCCAGTAGCGTCCATAACTAAACGCAGATAACGAGGCGTGTTCTTATCAGGAAACAGCGACTGATAGACACGACGGCCAGCCCATTCCGGGTCGTCAACAATGGCCAAACCAAACTTAATGTAGCTAGACTCGTCTCCAGCAGTAATGCCCTTATCGGGTTGGTCCTGCTTATAGGTGAACGTAGGACGCTCAGCACTAATGATACGGAAAGTGTACTCACCTTCCGGGATAGGAAGAATCTCAGGATTCACGTCAGCTAGATTAAGATATTCGAAATCGGTACTCAAATTGTTCTCCAATTAATAGTTTTTGTTTTTAGTTTGATTGGTTGATTGTTAGTGAGCTGGGAGGCGAGACTTGACTCTACTAATGCCGCTTTATCAGAGCGGTGCCGCGCTGAACTACACTTTGGCTTTCCCAGTAATTAGTTAATTAGGACGATTAGCTACACCGTGTTGTTCCATACAACGGACAGCGATACCAGCAATCTTTCGCATATAATCCATAGACGGTTGTCCAGGTTTATCATAAAAAGCATCTTCCATATCACGTACAACACGTTTAATTAAAGATAAATGTTCTAAAGGAGCTTGCTCTTTTAAAGCATTTCGTTCTAAATTATTTTGATAGTTACGTTCACTATCAATTGCTTTGTAAACTAACTTTCGATCTAATAGCATTTAACTAGATTACCACACCATAAGCACAGAGTCAAGCACCGAAGTGTTCTTTCTGTGATTAGTTGTAATCTGGACAGCACGGCGAATATTCTCCGGCTTACGTCCCTGCGGAACTCGAATGGCAGCAACTGAACCCTTAGGTAACGTCTTCAAGAAGCTGTAGTCAAATGACCGTCCGTTAAACGGAACCGTCATGGCCTTAGCCTTAGTGTTACCAATGGTCGGCACGACTGTATACGTCATGTTCATATTATTTATTTGTTTTCCTTATTCAACTTTGTTTTTTCAATGACAGGTTTCCAGTACTGTTCCATTAGAATCTCCCAGTCAGCGGGACCTTCAGCAGGAAAAATCTTATACCGATCACCAGCACATTGAATACCATCACCGCTTGTAATAAACTTGTATTGCTTCTGACGAATATTAAGTTTAGGATTGTCTGCCGATGGCACAACAATATTCTTAATATCAATCCGGCTAACAAGTTCAAACGGAGCGGGTCCTACTTCACGCAATTGCCCAGGTAGATCAGGCCCAACATACTCCAGATCACCTTGGCTGTTACGCTTCTCGCCTCGTAAAGCATTTACAATTAGATGCTTACGAAAATTGGGATTGCCTTTAGTTAAAGCAATCATTAAATTTAATAGTTGTCGAGTCGTCTCAGCAATAGTTTGATAGTCACTACGCTCAGGAACTCCTCCACTACGGGTTGCTACATGCTCACGACTAGGGAAACTCAGAGCATATGGTTGTACAACATTCTTAACCATGTCACTTAAGTTATCAATAAAGACAGCAGCGTATGTAGTATCCCCTGCTAATGCCCTTAGGACGGCCATGGTGGACTTTAAATCAGTAGGCTGCATGTAAGGTACATCGAAGTCACGAACGCTTGTCGTGCCCCCACCTTCAGCCGACTCAAACACCACGAACAGCCCAGGCTTGCCATATTCTTTTAGACACCAGTTATGCATTGTCGCAGCCATTGTTGTCTTGCCCGACTTTGGAATTGCATAATTTAAATTACAAATACGAGTGTTTTCATTTATTAAATTACTAGTTCTCTGTACTGTAACACCAGCTATAGCAGCATCACTCATTAATTATTTTAGTTATTATTCTCCATACTTATTTCTATATGGAATGTTAATTCCATATGGATCTTTATTACTTATTAAGTAGCGACATACTTCAATAATACGATGAACATTACCGTAATCCTTATGTATGTTATTTGCTAATTTAATAATAGTTAAAGCGCATCTTTCAGTACGCGCCTTTTCAATATCATTATAAGAAGTATCGCCCATATTATTTATATTTATTTAGGTCATAACATTGAGATGGTATGACTTTGTTTTCAATAAGATAAGCCAATTCAGTTCGTGTTATATGTTTACACCAGTTGATATGGCATTTTCTTATTTCAAATTTACAAGGTTGCAGATGCCGGGTTGCTATTTTTTGTAAGGTCACTACTACTCTGTCCTTATCCGGTTCGTTAAAGGCTAAGATTTTAAATACACCTTTATAGTATGACTTTACTAAGTCATATTCAGATAGATTTTTTAATAGTGATCTTTCCATTTTAGTTAATCAATCTTTCTAGTAAGATAAGCAGTCGGATCAAACTGATTAAATCCTGGAAAACCAATAGCGCTAACAGGCATGTAAGAATTATGTGGCTCAAAATACTCGCATTTTCGTCGCCACTGCATATTGACGCATTGTGTACGATTGTGGATAGGCAAATTAGTATCTGCTACTTTTTGCATTTCCTTTGCTACAGTCTTGATAGTTTGTAGATCAAACATTAAACGCTCATCACTACGCTCTACCAGAAACCTATACAAGAATGGTGGATCAACTCTAGCCTGTCCCATTGGTCCGGTAAATGTATTACCGTAATCACAGTGCGGACAATGGTAAACCTTACCACATAGACGATAGTATTTTACCTGCGTCATTATATCACAGCCTTTACATGTACGTCTAGGCTCATAGATTTTTGGCCGTTCGATAACATTAACCATCACCCCACGTACAAGCGCTGGATCAATACCTAGCTTAACAGCATTAGCTTTCAATGTCAATAGCTGGAACGACGCTTGCATGTTGGCTGCCCAGTCAGCACGATATAACCCACGATCATAGCCAGGACTTTTGCTTTTAGTTTCAAAGGAATATATACCGGGCTGCAAATAAATATCCCCGATCCCACCACTAATAGTAATAGGCTCGTCGGTATTAAAGTATCCATCAACTTTCGCTTTGATTTCAATATCATGTTCAGGTAGTTTAAAACTCAGTGGTTCTTCTAGTCCGGTCCAAGGGAACTCTACGGGGCCGCCTGGAAATTGATTACGGTAAGCCTCAGCCATAACTCTAACTTCCATTAGAGCCTCACTGGTTAATGTTAACTCATCAGCTACATCGATGGTTAAACTAAATTTACCATTCTTATAGCCATTCTCTAATACATTATGAATAGCTATACCAATAGCAGCGGCATCATCACGATCACCCTCATATGTGTGCTGATACTTGTTAACATACTTTTCATGCCACTCAGCTTGGCAGCGTGTGAAACAACTATATTGTGTATTATCTATTAGCAAGGCAATACCTTTAGAGGTTGAGTACGTGTGAAGATGTGAATATTATAATCGTCTAATTTAAATTCACTCAAAAACATTAGCATAGAATTGATATACTTCTTAGTATCCCAGTATGGATTGATAGCGTCATCCGTAGGTGGCTTATAGATTACATTCCTAAACAAGGGTGTAATATAAATATGGTTATTGTCTTTAGGAAGAACCTTGATTGCCATCGTTAATGCACGAGAGATTGCAGTTCTAACCTTCTTATTATCTTCGCAGATTAATTCGGTAGGCGAATTAATATTTGATTTATTGTCAAAACAAAGTGCGTTCATTGCCACATTAAGGGAGATAACCGATGGCTTATTCACAAAGCTATTGACAACATTAAGATCAGGTTTGATACTGTGATTACAGATACTACCTGATAATGTCTGAGTAACATTTTTTTCTAGGCCGTAGGTAGCAGTTAAATAATTAAAATCACCGACGGCATCGACGCATTCTTTTTGGGTAAATCTACCCATATAATTATTCAACAGCCATACTAAGTTGTGGGGAATCATCTCCCACTTCTCAGCATCACTCTTGTTGCGGTCTTTAAAAAATGTATAACGACCAGCCATGGGAATAATAACACTCCCGGCTTTATTAATAGCGGTGTTGCGCCAATCGTCATTATGTACGTGAAGCATTACTCAATCTCCATTGTATAATCTTTATATTGTGAATGAAATTCTAACCAGCTATTAAATACTGGCATGTTCCAGTATCGCCATTCATAAACTTTATCGTCCTCAGTTACTACAAATACTATTTGACCTGAGGATATTTTGTTGTCAATCTTTTTACGTATTGCAGATTGAATCCGATTAGTACGTGGGCGAGTGTTACCCCGCCAACGTACTACATATATTTCAGGAGGCATATTAACGATTACCGGGAGGTCTATAAAACACAGCTTCTTGACGCATCTGTTCAGCAAAACGTCGCATGTTAGCATTCTGTGTAGCTAGACGAGCCATTACATTTTGTTCAGCATTATCTAATGGACGTAACGCATCATCCCAATTAATAGCTGAGGCATCGTCTACCTGATTAACCTGTTGAGTGACTTCATACCACTGTCCACAATTATCAGGATCAAAAGTATAGACGTCAAAGATTGGCCGTTCTCGTGCATAGTATCTCACATACCATCCACCAGCTTTGGCAATACTGATACTTAAATCCTTAAGATTAATATCAATTTCATTAATGTTTACAATCTTTAATGCTTTACTTGTAGATATTAATGAGGTAAGATCAATTGATATTTTGTATTGCTGCTGTCCTCTATGAACAAATGATCTTATAAGAGGATACGAATTGATAGTTTCAGGTTTATTATAAACAAACAATAACTTTGCCAGATACGTATTACAGAAAACACTAATGAACTGATTACGTTTAATTAGATTATTTTTATCTGTAATAGTCTGGAGTAATTGTGCTGAAGGAATAGCTACATGTTCAGACATTAGTAAAATCCTTATCTCTCCACTCTAGCCATTTGTTATTAACAAGGCGGCTGAGTGCGGTTTGATAACAATTCCTGGTGTATTCACTGCGTATAGCTGGAGCACTGTTAACTTCTAGTACTACAATAGTATTGTCTTGCAGTAAGAATAAATCCACTGCTCCAAAGTTATAGCCCATTGCCTTGACAGCTTTAGCCGCAGCGTTACGCAAGATAGCTTGAGGCTCAACATCATGAACCATAGTCCAGCCATTATCGCGATTACGGACTGGCTGAATACGGTGAGGCTCACCGGTCTGAACTTTAAGAGCACGTCCAAGACATCGACCCTGGAAGATATGGATACGCCACTCTTCTTTAATCAACTCATTAGGGATAACCTTAACCCACCATTGACGTCTAAGCCATGCAGGATTCCAAACTTCTGTAAGTGTTTTGTTTTTATTACGAATCTTACGGTATCCGCTGCCGATGATATCAGTACCCCGACTATGAATCCAATTACGTCCCCAAACTTTCTCACCTTGGCAAACCCAAGTCTTAGCTTGCTCAAGATTATCAGTCCATACAGGTACAGTCAGCCCTGCCTCGGCAAGTGCAGTCAACTGTTCGCGGGCATCCTTGCGCTTAACGCAGTTAAACTTCAAGCCGTCAGCGTTAACTGTACGAGCACCCCAACAGATATTAATTGCTAGATCAGTTTGAAATGCCTCAGCAATATCACGTAATGCAGCAGCCGAGGGATTCTGTCCAATAATATTAATCATAACCTACCCAATGTGTGAATGTCAATTCCCAACCAAGTTGTCGAAATAATCTGACAATTGTAGAGGCATTATGTGTAGCTTGCTTCCACATAATACATTTAGTTTTTGTAACAGGTTCCTCTACAATAGTACCTGGAACCGCAGTCCAATGTAAATCCTTGAAATCAAAATCATACATCGGGAAGTCTTTGTCATCATCGCGCAATAGTTCACATATTGTTTTAACAGGAACTGGATTTGGTGTAAGGCGTTCCGGGGGAAGCGCCATAAGAAAAATATTTTGACTATTACAAATTGCATTAAGAAGTGGTGTGTTTGAAAATCTTTGTTGAGGCATTAAACCTTCCCTGTTAATAACGACCGTAATTCTATTGAAGATTTAGTGGTAGATGTAGGATTGCTGTCATCGTTATCAATAACTTTACGCCTATTGGCATCCCCGATACTATATTTACCTAGAGTTTCTACACTCTTAATTAATGAACCTGCTATTGTACTAAGACGTTCGGCTGCTGCCAATCTAGTGTCAATAGGTATATCAGGATTATTCTTCAAGTTCTCGCTGATAGTGGTTAACTGACCTTCAAGTAACTCTCTAGTAAATCGAACGGTCTTAACTGTTGCTCGTAACTCTGCTTCAATTAATCTACCTGGAGTTTCCTTAGGACGCCCACCTACATTGGGAGTGTCATTAGTTAATGTTGACATATGAACCTACCCAAGCAGACAAGCAATCGTCGCAAATAGCAGCAACAGTGGGATCGATAGTAGTAGAACAGCCGGGGCACATAAAAAATTCAGAACTGGGTACGAGTTCGAAGCTTCCGTTGGAGTTTGCGTTCGAGTTTGCGCCGTTGCCTTTCCAGTATACGTGATTTCCTTGTTGCCCCTGAGGAAAATTTGGCCCAGTCGCTCCAGGTGCATGATAGGTGCCGTTAATCACACCACCACTATAACAAATGCTGGTAGTACCGAACTTCATTTCTTCAAGCTCAACTAATGAGGCAACGCCATTAGCATCTTTAACTAGCTCATACTTAGTACGCGCTTTAATAGTCAAGTACTCGGTGACATTAACATCACTAAGGCGCGCAGCTTTTTCAATAGCATCCTTGGTACTGGCAAACACCATCTCACCAGTATCTAACTTACCAATATGCAAGGCATCGGTATCAAAGCGAGCGATAAACAAACGAGAACTCAGATACTCGTTATCAATATTGTTATCGAAATATTCACGACAGATAGTCTCGAACCACGCAATCGCGCCGCTACCTGTAATCTCCTCGATAGGATTGCCGTCACAGATATGCTTAAACAAATGCATACTGTCAACACTAAATTCTTTACGCTCAGGATATTTAGTTTTTAGTGTATTGTGAGCAGCAACATAACCGTTGTGGATACCAGTTACCCGTAAGGATAAGATACTATCTGGTACAGTATTATTGAGATTCGAAAGTTCTCGGCTAAAGATAAATGGATGTGCATCCTCAACAGCACGACCAGTACCGGAGGATGGAGCGCGGGTATGAAAGATCAACCCGTACTTATCATCCCATCCCCTAAATCCATTGTCAATTGTCCGAGTGATTGCACCAAGACGTTTAATAAACGTGGTTCCGTTAGAGGCCCCCCATGAGGAGCCACCTCTAGATTCCATTTCATCTGCCAAGGTCGCAAACAAGCGATCAGTTTGGCTGTTCCAGTTTGTAAATCCAAAAATTCCGCACATATTATTTAGTTTTTGTAATTAACCAATCCAAAAGATAATGACTAATCGGGTAGATTTTTTCCCCATTAATCGTGGGGATAGGAAAGCCACGATACTTAATGATCAAATCAATAATGTCACCAGCCTTTCCACATTCTCGCATAATAATCTTCAGTGAAGTACGGCTTACAAGTTCTGTAAACCATAGACACCATAACGGCCACATACGAATGTCGTTAGGATCAACAGTACCTGCACCTAATCGATACTCAACAGTACCTCGGAACAACCAACTGTGTATATTGAGATCGAGATATCGTGACTTAACTGCACGATTCCATCCTCTATTAGATTTTAATCTCTTATGTTCTTTCAAATCAATAAGATAGTCAACAACCTTAGGTAGTGGATGTTTCTCATCAGGAAAGCGTTTATTGTATTGCTTAATCTCATTAACACGTTGAAGATAAGCGTCTGACTTAGCTACCTGCTGAAGATGTTCTTTATAATTAAGTGTATTAACATTATAAAGAGCCATGATAATCTGCGCCTTGAACTTTTTAATATTAAGATTAATAGGCTTGTTGGTAATATTCTTCCACCAAGTAATCCACTTCTCACTAAAGGGAGTGGAGTTACGTCCTGCAAGACGCCACAGGTTAGCCCCAGCTTCCATCTTCATCCAGATTATTAGCAATTTCTGAATGTCATGCCAGCTAAAGTCTCGTGCATCCACATGCACATGGTATCCGCAAGTCTCGTTAACCTCGCAGTTGGTGTCCCACACTTGGTTAGCAATAGCATTAAGCCCGTTGATAATCTGTTGGTCACCAGCTAGCGGTTCAATGACAGCTTCTAAACCAGACGGCTTAACACTACCATCATGGTCAATGGTGTAGGCCGGACCATTTTTAATACGACCTTTATCTTTTTCGCGTACAAGCCAAGTACCGAAGCTGGAAAATTCTAGCTCCAATCCAATAGCTCGACGACTATGTACGAACATAGAACTGTTACCTATAGCAGCGTCTTTAGCTTTAGGTATGTGTAGATCACCGATACCTGCACGCTTACGGCAAACGCATTCACGACGACATACTCCACAGTTCTTACAGTTATGCTGAGGTAGAATAAAATGCTTACATGTAGTACAAACGGGTGGATGTTTAATTTTCTTTACTGCCATAATTATTCTTTACACTTTAGAAATTTTAACTCAACTGAACTTTGTGTAAACGTAAGAAGTAAATCATTGAGCGGCTTCTTTAGTTCACGAAAAATGAAACCTAAATCGCCAAGCTTATAATTATTCTTAGTCCTTCCATACATATTAAAGTACAGTAACGTGAACAAATTGTTGTTAACCTCAACAGTCTTAGGATTAAGGTTTAATACTTCATTCCATTTTTGAATAACTTCAAACGCAGCTTCTAAATAAAGCCAAAGCGTAAGCTTATCTGAATAATAATAATCTTGTTGACCTGTAGCTAGTTTAATAAAGGCATCTAGCTGTTCAGATAAACTACGGTCACTGTGCTTTTGTTTTACTCTAAGCCAACGACTTTGCTGCTCAGCCACAACTGCTAACGCTAAGTTAAGTGCGGCAGGTTTCCATGTTATACCCGTAGCAGAAAGAGCTACTAACTTATGTATGAATAAATTACTATCATCGTCATAAACAAGTTCACGAACTGCTAGTTCCCGAAGCTTAACAATACCCTTAACTCTACTTTTAAACCTGAATAACATGGTGTAAAAAGTATAAGCATTAAATACAAAGTAATAACTATTATTATTACGGCTATACTTTAGTACATCAAGATGTTGTTTAAGTTTAATGTAATTGAGTTGATCTGGAGTGAGTAACTCTTTAGCTTGGGTTAGTTGTTCGGGAGTAAGATTAATAACATCAGTTCCCATTTGCTGTTCAACGTATACTGGTATAACAACGCCACGTTGAGTTGTGTTAATATAATATTTTGTTGTCACACTAGTATACCTTTATCGTTGAATTTACGGCTAGTAAATTTAAAATTCCTGTTACGTGAGTATGCCCGAGCTGCATATGAGTATTGACACAGTATTGAATAATGTGAATACATCCATATACCCCGACCATTAAACAATATTCCTGGGATATATAATTCAGTAGGAACATAATCATATACAGCAATACTCCGCTTAATCACCAATTTATCACGGGCGCTAAAATTTCTGCTTAGTATATAACACTGAGCTGTTACTGTAACATCCGGTTTTGTATAATACTTAACCAGACATTCTACGTTACAAATATAAGCTACTGGGGATATTTGTGGATGATTTTGTTTGAGATAATTATTGTTAACTATTTTAGTTAGTATGTTGCTATCTTCTATATCTAGAGGACGCCATATACTATCGTTACATTTAACAATAGGCTTATCCCTTCCATAAAAAGATAATTCATACATAAATTACATTACCCACTTACCTAAAGTAGTAGGATATTCTCCGCACAAACTCCATCTGATGCCTTCAAAGTGAGCACTGACGCCCTCCTCAGCAAGGCGGGAAATCTTCCCTTTGTTATCACTAATCGCTGGTATGCCCGCAAACAATTTAAATATTTCATCCTTGTGGGTTTGAAAGTATTTACGCGCAGCAACATAGTCAGTGTTGTTAATGATATCAGTGATGTCACCCCAGGTATTAACACTAGCAACGAAATCGGGAAGCGTAGATTTAGGTAGGCGAGAGTTATTTACAATGTAACGCCCCATCATACCCATGATATGCCAAGTTATGGGATTACTCCACATAACATTAGAAGGTACGCGATACTCAATAGTGTTAGTAGTGAGACGGTAATCACCCGCCATACCGTAGTGGTGATGACGCCGTTCAGGGTCATCTAGTTCACCCGCCATGGCCACGCTGAGGATACCCATCGTAGCATCCATAGCTTTGATCACCGGATTGTATATTTGCCGGCGATTATCGTCATCAATATTCTTCAACGCATAGATGGTATTGAAGATTTCAAGATCCATCGGGTCAAAGATACAGGCTTCTTTACCGACATAGATTTCCCGTTGTAGAGGCTGTGCCAGTACAGAGAAATGAAAATGCCCACCAGTAAATCGCCGCAACGGACTCTTGTTATTGATAGTGTTATCAATATCATGAGCGTTAAAAGACGGACGGCAACCTAACGGTACCTCATGAGCAGTAGCCTCAGTAATCATACTGGAGGTAGCAGGACTGAGCATTAGTTTATTTTTATGCAGCGCCCTCCGGGTACGATCAATCAGGTTATAGATAGTACGGCTGGTAATTTCCATACACGTACTGGGAATATATCCCATCTCTAATTGCACACCATCAGGGTGAATCCAAGAGTCGCTATATCCGCCCTCATTAGTGTTAGGTGACGTTAGCCAATTAAACTTTTCTGGATTAAAGATTGCGTTATTTGGCGTATGCGATTCATTAAAGAAGCAAAAATTATCGTGACTTTCGGGCGGCGTGTTAAGCCACTCATAGCTAGGCACAATACGTTCGTTGTTGGAGATGAAAAATTCAGGATCACCTCCCACTAACGTAGTGGTGAACAACTCGTTATGTATGATATGAGTACGCTCACCCGCCAGATATTTATTAAGCAGTTGCAGCATGTGCTGCCCGTAATCAACAGGATCTTTAAACCCTTTAGAAGTTACAAATTGACGTGGCGATATTGAGTTAAACCACAAATGATCGGGATTATCAAGCAGCTTCTTGAATTTATAGTTATACATTAAAATGTTCCCCACTTACCATCTTTAATCAGGCGGCAATCTGGATCGGGACCGTCTACGGACGCCCACATCAAAGCATCCACACCGTCCTCGGTCTTAACAGCTTGCATGTAATAACCGTAAGGTGTTTCAAGACGAGCCATCTGCTGCATGATCTTAGGTGACACTTGATACAACTCAACCTGGATAACTCCAGGCGCTTCAGTATCGTGACATGCACGAGGATATGATTCCCCAGGCCCAGTCCAAAGATAACCCTTGATAGCTGCATTACCAATATACGTACTGGTCAGCAGCATGTAATGATTATTAAAGCCTTGCTTTAACGTGCCGTAAACGGCCACGATTTCCAGTTTGCGTTTCATATTACTTCCGCTTATTGCCCCGCTTACGAGTACCGTAGCTAGTGAAACCGTTCATGGTAATAAAGAACAGCTCAGGGATTTCAGTGTCGGGAGGAGTTGCTGCGTAAATCTTCAACGCGCTATCCTTGAGGGTGGCGAGAGCGTGAGAACGTGCGCTGTCATAGCTGAACCGATCTCCAGGCACGCACACACTGGTGTAAGGGCCGACAACCAATTCACTGGTAAGGGTAACCTTACCATCGATGTATGCTTCAGTAGTTCTGTTGATAAAGACACTGCA